ACGGGTGCCTGCTGGCACCCGTCTAAAAGGGGCTACCCTAAAATTGGAAACTTACAGAAGAAGGGGAATGCCCCGGGGCTTATTGCCCGGGGCTCTGTCTGTTTTGCTTACGCTTGTGCTTCTGGTAGAGTTCGCAGTTGCGACATGAGAGGGGGAGGTAATAATGCACCGTCCTGTCTTCTTCCTGCACTTCGTCTTTTTTCATTTGCTGCAGGTCGGCGTACTTGGCAAGTATCTCCACACGCTTAGGGTCTGTCTTAGGCAGGGCGAATGCGGTCTTGAGCATTTGTTGGAGCACGTCTTCTTTGGTGAGCAAACGGGTCTCTTCGGGGGATTCACCCTCGCTTGCGGTTTCTGTCTCGGTTCCTCTCTTTACGGCTGCGGAACGTAGTTTTAAATATTTGGCAAAAGCCGTATCGGTAACGGTCTTCATCAACTGGTCGTTGTTGTACTGGTCAGAAAGGACGGGTTTGAGCTGCCCGGTGACGATATAGGCATCGGTTTCTTTCCACCCCAGTGCCATGAGGTCGGCCATGGCTTTTTCAACTATGGATATTTTCGCCTTTTTGGCCTCGGTATTGAGCTTACGTGAGTATTCTATCATGACGGTTTTATGTTTTGTTTTCCGGAAGTTGAAGAATTGTTTTTCGCGGAAGCCAGTAACGTGGCTTTTTTCTTGGCTATCTCGTCAGCCAAAGCGGCTTCACGATTCTCCTTGTTTTCTTTGAGTATACGGTCATACTCGGCATTGGTGGTATAGATGGTTTCGAGTTTTTCGGCAGCAGTCTGCACGGACATGAAACCATTTTGTACGGCCGATGCGAGGTCGGCCACGACGGCTGAATTATTGATATGGACGTAGGGCTCGATGTAATAGCGCATGTTGAGGTTCCCGAATGCGATGGTGTTTTCCGTTTCCACACCATAACCATATGCAAAAAGCTCTACCATGTCCCTCAAAACATCCTGATATTCCGCAGCATCAATCATCGCCTTTTCGTAGGCCGGGGAATATAATATCTTCAATGCGGCTGCGGGCAAATCCCCGGATTTGAGTTCAGGGGGGATGACTGAAAATGATTGTTCGTATATCATCTTGTAAAGTGTGTCTATCTGCTTCATATAGGATTCAGATGCACTTTGAGAAGAAAGATATGATGCCTTGTCATCGGTCCCCATAGAAAGGGTCTTGATGGTTCCGTTAAGGTCGTGCTGAATGTCCACGCTGTCCCCCTCACTTTGCAAGATAAGTATAGGTTCGCCAAACGCCTGGTTGTTGTGGGCCATCTGAGAAAATGACATCTCATATCCGTCGATGCTGCCTTGAGAGTGAGACCAGCATGCCCCCTCTTCATCCCTCTTGTATGCCACAGGTACACGTTGGAATCCATGCGGTTTTTTCTCACCGACTTGTACATACCCGTCAAGTCCGAATATTCCGATGACCACGTCGTAAACGGTACGCCCCTTCCCCACTCCTTTTTTATAACGGTACATGTATTTCTTGTCCCAAACTTCAAGCCATTCAGCCGTGGTGTTTCCCTCGTCGTCATAGTCGTAGTAGGAACGTGCGAAAAGCGTCAGTTCCCCCGTTATGGAATCATAGTGCGGATAGAGCGTATCCCCGTTCATGTAAGAAAGTGACTTGCATCCCAATACCCTATTGGAAAGATAAAAGACCAAAGCCCCGTCGCCAGTCTTCTTTACGGAAGAGGCCAGTTTGTAAAATTCCACCTCCATGTCTTTTTTAAGCCAGCCTTCGCGGAAAGAGAGGAACTTCTCCTGTTCTTCGTCCGTCAGACGTGCCGCACCCAGTTCAAACTGTATGTCATTCCCGCAGAGATGCACAAGTTGTTTAATCGTAATAATCTGCTGAAAGGCAAAAGCATATCGTGGAACGAGTTCCTTGTATATACGCCTTATCTTTTTCCCCGTATCGTCTCCGTTCTCGTCGTACACGGTTTCTTCTTCCTCGCGATAAATGTCGGGATAAAAAGCCGGGTCGTTAATGGCATGCCCTGTGGGATAGTACTCACGAATGAAGTCTGCCTGCGTGACGATTTCAAATTCCATATTGTCTGCCGGCATAAGGGGTTCTTCAATGGAAGAAAACCTCCCGTGCGATATGTATCCGGACGGACGTATGCGTTTCCACGGACGTTTTGCCTTGATTTCTCTTTTCTTCATATTATCTGTAATTTAATGGGTTCACATATCTCAAAAGTCCTTTCGGGCGATGCCTTCCCGGCTTTTTTATCTCGAATATCATCCGCATGAAAAGGGACTCCATATAGTCGGGAGAATGTCCAACGAACTTTTTCATATCCTGCTTTTTTATGAGACAGAATCCTTTATCGGATGTTTCCTCACTGGCCCGGATACATTTTCTCTCCTTCATAAGAATTTGTTTAAGTTCCCATTTCTCAAACCCCTTTCCGGAGTATTTGCGTTTGAGCAACCTAGGATTGATGGACATTTCCCCGTCAATAAGCTTATGGGCAAAAAGGTAGGCACACTGCGACTTCACGTTGTCGTAGACATAGCGGTATTTGTCCTCCACGGCCTCCCGGTTGTTGAACGGCACGGCCCGCCGGAAGAATCCCTTGAAAGTCTGTCCCAACCCGTTAAGGTCATAGGTGAAGTTTTCCTCCAACACCCCCCACTCTTCGAGTTTGGCTTTCACGGACGAAAGGGAACCTTTGCTATCGTGACGGCAAACGAAAACATCTTGTATATGCCATCCACACCAAAGCCATAGCACGAGGCTGTCTCCTCCCTCGAAGGCCACGTCGCATGAAGCATAACGTTTCCCTCCAGTAAGTTCCGGCATGGAGAAAAACTGCTCCATGTCGTGCATCTTGATGATGTCGTCACCCACGTTCTTGAAATTCCAGTTGCCTTCCAAGTCGCGGGCACGCTGCTCTTCGTCCTGCTGTGCAAGGTTGGCCACATAATTGGGGTCGGATTCGGTAAGTTTCTTGTTATCTTCCAACCTTGCACGTGTAAAAGTGACGGATTTGGTAAACATGCGTGCGCGGTCGTACCCCATTTCCTCATATCCTCCGGCTTCATACAAGGGGTCTATGATAGACTTGCACTTTTCATACACTTCTTCCGGCGTGTCTCCCCAATAGATAGTCTCTACCGTATTGCCATCCATAAAACAATAGCGTATGACCCCGTCGCGTTCCGGTATGGGAAGTCCATCCTCCCCAATCCACCAGTCTATGAATTTCCGTACCCAACTATCAGGGTCAGGGTTGCACGTCCCCCAAAAACGATTCCGCAATCCAAACGCATTACGGTTGTTGGTAATAAGGTATTTAAACTTTTCATAACTTACATGCGTAATCTCGTCAATGCCTATATAGTTATACTGGCGGCCCTGAAACCGTACCTTGAAATCATCGAATCCTCCGGAAAAATAAGAAAACTGTAAATTCCCTCCCTTATTGAAGTTCCATGTCATGTCATTGATGGAACGGTTATAATTACCATGCTGTGAATAAAGCATATAAGAAGTTTTTACCAAATCCCGAAGGTCGTCTTTCTCATTTCTTAGAAGAAGTGCGCAGAAACGGGGATTATACACGTCTTTCAGGGCTTCCATAAGGAGGGTGAAAGACTTTGCCCCTCCCCGGTTCCCGCCAGTGATGAGTATGTCTACGTCTTTGGCAAGATTCTGCTCCTGCGCACCGGGCTGCGCCACGATGCAAAGAGGGTTGTTTTTCCCTTTGTCCCTTTTCCGCAGTCCTTCCACATATTCGTAAGCGAATATCTTTTCTCCTTCTACCGTATAAAATCCTTCTTCGTACATAATCAAAAAAAGGCCTGCAGAACATACATGTGCATGTCCTTGCAGGCCTTGTCGGCTCTTTTCTTATTATGGCTTGTGCAAATATAGTAAAAATCATATTATTTTATACTCTTTCATATAAAAATATGATGATTTATTTTGTATATTCCATTTTCATTCTTATATTTGTGGCATATTCGGAAGATGAATGTTGAAGATACGAAGCAGAGTGAGTATCCGTCAGGATGAAATGGCGCACCAAATGGCCACCTGCCCGCTCTGCGGACAGAAATTAGGAGATGTGACCTACTTGAAAGGCGTATTGATATTACGTGTCAAGTGCCGAAGGTGCAAAAAGTATGTCGATATCGAGGTAACAGGAACAGGAGAATAAAAATATAATAACCGATAAAGGCCAAAGAGCCGTATGGATGCAAAAAGCGTCTGTACGGCTCTTTTTTTTGTTTGATACTTAAAAGACGAAAAGAATGGAAAAAGAACAAATCTTATCCGAGATGGTTGCGAAGCTTGGAAAAACCAGTTTGTCGCAGCGTACAATTTCAGGCTACGTGGAAGGTAACCTGCCGACTGATGGCGTTGAGCCAGACGATGCGTATTGGCAGAAACATGTGGGGTTTCTGAAAAGCCTTGACGGGAATTTCAGCCATGACGTAGCGCATGCCGTAGATGAGTTCAAAAAGAGCTACAAGGCAGACGGGACGGACAGTGGTGACAGAGGCACTAAAGGTGGCTCTAATGATGATTCCGGAAATGCGGGAAGCCATGAAGATGCCTTACTGAAACGCCTTGAAGCCATGGAAGAACGGCTCAAGGAATCGGAAAACCAGGCAAAGAAGGAGCGTATGCGCAAGGAAGTGTCGGACAAGGCCGAAAGCCTGAAGGTAAGCAACAAGGCTTTGTGGAAAGATGCCGTAATGATGGTTGAACTGAACGACGACACGGATGCCGGGAAGTTATTGGAAGAGACCAAAAAGGTCTATGAAAGGAAACTCAAATCGTACATCGGTGAAGGGGCGACACCTTACGGCGGAACACAGAGACAAGTTGGCGTACATCAGGACACGGAAGAAGCCAAAGCCAAACGCGAAGCTTTCAAAGCCCGCATGGAAGGCATGGGCCGTCTTCCGAAAAGAGAGCATTAAAACAGGATAACAAACTAAAAAAGGTAAGAAGATGAGGTTTCAGGAAGGAACATTCAACACCATCGGCCAAAGACAGGCACAGTTTGGCGGGAATTTCCCTGTATGGGATCGTGTGCGCGAACTATACAAGGGAGGCGGCAAGATAGACGCTTCGCAGTTTGCCCCCGGCACTGTTATCGGTGCCGGTACGATGGTGAAATTCAACGGGTCCGGCCAAGAAGTCGAGATTATCACCGCCAACGGTGTAGAAGGCGTGAAGGAAGTGGACAAAGTTACCGTAACGAGCGGTTGTACTACAAATGGCAACGTCGGCATCAAGCTTAACAACGCCTCGGTGGTGAACATTGCTGTCACAACCGCAGAAAACACCCCCGAATCCGTGGCCGCAAAAATCGCAGCCGGTTCGTTCAGCGGTTGGACAGCCAAACAGGACGGTGCAAGCGTGATTTTCACCAAGTCGGCTTCAGGACCATGCGCTGCCCCAGTCGTGGAAGTCAATTCCACAGGCGTGAAAGCCACGGCAGAAGTCGTAACGGCCGGTGCGGCAGCCAACGGTTCATTGGATGACGTGAACGGGCTGATATTCGAGGACGTATGTATTCCGGAAGGTTGCATACTGGCCACTTGCGCCGTAGTAAGAGCCGGACGTATTTATGCGGACCGGGTGAACGGAGGCGGTATTCCGAAAGCTGTAGAGAAACAGCTTCCAATGATTGAATTTGTCCGTGAAGATTAAAAAAGGAGGCAGATTATGTACACAAGAGGAAAAGAATTTTATGACATTGTGGCCAAAGGCTTGGCCTCCATGGGGTATGTAGACAAAAATGGCGTGAGTGCACTGACCTATTTTATCCAAGACATGTTCGCGGACAAGTACAATGCGGAATCGACTTTCGCGCAGATGGGCTTCCCATTGAACCCCAACCTGCCTATCCGCCCGACTTACGAGCAGATAGAAGCCACCATCCGCCCGTATACCATGGGTACCTACGTGGACATCGACAGCGACGGCAACACAAAATCGACAGATGGGCTGAGCCTGAAAATGGGCGGTATCCCGACATTCAAGCATGAAGTTGTACTGAGCCGCAAGATATTGCGCGAGAAGATGATGCTCATGGACAGCATCGGAGGCAGCACTCCGGAGATTGAAAACACCATCATGGACTTGCTGTTCAACGGTTTGGACGATTTGTTGGGCGGCAACTACAACACTTTCCGTTACCAACGCCACCAAATCGTGTCGAACTTCGGCAAGTTGGTGATAGACGCAAAGAACAACCCCGGCGGCATCCCGTTGGAGATAGATTTCGGTGTTCCGGCAAAGAACAAAAAGGTATTGAAATGGTACACGAAGAACGGCAGCGGAGAAGTTTCACAAGACTCAAAGGTGACGAGCGGAGAAGTCGACCCGATAAAGGAAATGCGCAACATCCGTTTGGACAGCCGCAGAAAAGACTTCGCTCCGGAAGGTCATTGGGAGTGCTCGCTTACCACGTATGAGGACCTTATCGCATTGCCCTATTTCCGTAAGATGTATGTGATGTACGTGCGGCCGGACATCACGGACGCGGACAATATCACGGCATTCGGTGCTTTGGTAGATGACGACACCATCAAGACATTTATCGAATCACGTATCGGAGCGAGAATTGAAGTGGTGGACAGTATTTCCTCGGTGGAGAAATTCAACAAGGAGAAACAGGCCATGGAATATACGTACATGGACAGCTTCAACGAGGGCGTGCTTGTTTACGTGCCGGACGGTGCCATAGGAGACGTGCAATGCGGCAAGCCGATTTACATGGAAACACCGGGTGCCCGTGTGGCATTGTATGACGGAGGACGTACTTTAATCCGTCAGGTTTTCGAGGACGAGACCATGACGCAGGTCATCAAGAGCGAAGTGACCGGACTGGCAGTGCCCAACAAGGTACGTTGGATGTATTATCTCACCATCAAAGGGTAAGGCATGACGAGAGAAACGTCCCATACGGAAACCCAACGCACCGTGGAAGAATACCTTCGCGGTTGCGTAGGGTTTGACATAGAGGACAATGCCATCGCCACTATCCTTGAAGACCGTGGAATCGCCCCGGGAACCCCGTCAAAGGAGTTGACACGAAAGCAAAAGGAACTTTGCAAGGCAGACCTGTATATGTGGTGTGCCAGCACGCCGAGCATAAAAGGAAGCGTGGAAGAGGCTCACGGGACTTGGAAACACAAGGAGGGTTCGACAGAAAGCAGTGCTTACGACAAACGCAACCTGCGTATCATGGCAAACGAAATCTATAAGAAATATGGGGAGAACGTGGCGGGTTCCACGATAAAGTTGCACGCAAGAGGAATGAGGTTATGGCCAAGAAGGTAGAAAATCCGGAATTTCCACACCTATGTGTAATCTATAAGGTAGAAGGAGAGACTTCGTTTTCGGACGGAGAAAAGGAAACCGTATATGCAGGTAAATGCTTGAAATACGGAAACAGTTCCCTCCGCAGCTTTAAATCAAACGGAGTTTACAAAGGCGATTATGGTCTTGACATTCCCGGACTGATAGATGTATCGGAAGGTGACTTGCTGGACTATACCGCCTTCGGGAGAGACCACAGGGAAGGAATACTTGTGACAGGCGTGGAGCATTGCGGATGGGGGACTACGGTATATTTCAACCTTTCTAAAAACTAAGGATATGAGTACGGATGTAAAGACAATGAACCGAAAAGTGTTTAAGGCCGGTATGAAAAAATCCCACCGGATTATCCATACGCACGTTCAGGACATCCTTTCTTCCGCTTGTGAGCGTTTGCTTGCGGATGCAGTACAATCCAAGGAGTTCCAGGGTTTCACCGGAAATACTCAGACTTCATACGCCTGTGGGATATACATGGACGGTAAGTTGGCCTATTGCAGTTTCCAGGAATCATGGAACCGACCTCCCGTAAGACTTAAAGTGGAGAAAGGAAAGTATGTGTATCTGTCTCATCCTTACGAGGGGCATGCCAGAGGCGTGAGAGGAAAGACGGATGTGGACAGCCTTTATGGCTCGGACACTTCGTTGAACTTTCTAAAAAGCTATACAAATGTCCCGAAAAAAGGTTTCTCAATAGTGATGTGTACGGGTACGGAATATTCGGAATATATCGAATCGTCACGTAACCTGAACGTGCTCACGGAAACATGGCAACGTGCAAGACAGATACTGCTGCAAAACCTAAAACCCATACCGCAATGAGCCACGTGACGAAATATTACATTTCCGAAGTCTTGGAAGAGGTATGCCAAAGGTTGGGCGGTATTTCGGAGCATGTGTTTCCTGAACATCGTCCTGCGGCCGCAGGGAAACAGATGGATGATTTCATCGTGGTTTCCCTCCCTGTATCCATTGAAGACCAAAACGCCTACCAGAAAACCACCCTGCGCATAGAAATAGCAGTAAGGAACAGAAGCCAAGGCGTAGCACATACAAAGAAACTTCAAGAGATGCTGGACGGAGTGACCGGAGAGTTCCCTATTGTGACCGAAAGGTTCTCGGCAGTCCGGCCTTTACTTGTCTTAAAAGGCGATGACGGATTAGGCTTCACGATATGGAACATACAAGCAAAACTTATCGTAAACACCACGGATTCTTATGAGCAAGAAAATTAACAGGATAACACCATTAAATGAAATTAGCAATATGGCAGGATTGACAGTAACAACAGCGTTGACAGACTTAAAAGTATTGTTCAACGACTTAAAAGAAGTGTATTTTAAAGCCGGTGAAATCAAGACCTCGGATTTGGGTTCCGAAGCCCTCACCATGGACATGGAGCTTCCGGCATTGGATGATGGGGTGACGTTCGATACCGGTTCGGCCGACGTGACACGCGTAAGAATCACGACCAAAGCAGTATGGACCTCCAAGGCTTCAAAAGGAGCCCCGGACATTACGTTCCAAGTGGCGAGCGTGGCGGGGGTGGTTAACGACCTTCTTATGGAAAACAAGAAGACCATTGCAAGTGCCACCAATATCATCAATGGAAAGACCTATAAAGGTGCGGCCTACAGTCTTTCTCCGAAGAAGGTTACCGGAGCCCTCCTGATGCAAAGCGAGGACCGGCAGACCATCATCATCCTTCCCAATGTGGAGATGTATGCCAACTTCGTAGCGGCAGACGGGGACAATCCCGCTTATTTCAACGTGGCCGTGACCCCGTTGGAAAACAGCGAAGGTGCCGACATCTTTATTTTGAGTGAAACGGTTGGCGCATAACCTTCATAGGGAGGGAGAGGATTACGGGCGGTGGCAATAAGAGCCGCTGCCCTTTTTTGTTAAACTTATCATTACTTGACCAGATGAAAAAGAAAAAGGCGGTAAATCCCCCTACGGAAAAAGAGGAAGCACTTTTGGATTCCATCGTTGAAAACAGCAAAGACACGGTTGAAATACGCGGAAGAAAATGGCATGTGGAATGGATGAGGAACGGCACGAAGCGTAAAGTAACCCACATCATGCTCACGGAAAAAGAAGACGACAAGGTGAACAGCAAATGTGCCGCCGCCATCGTATTGAACGGTTATTGGAAGATTCTGTTCTTTTACTGGTTCTTGTGGCGTTGGTTCTTCTACGTAATGCAATACAGTGACGAAGAACTTCTCCCACTTATAGAAACAGGTAAAAAAAAAGTACGTGTGGAGGGATATTGCGCCTGTACAATATTACTGACCGAGATGAAGGATACCGTAAAGTCGATGACGAGGGAGGAAGTAAATCGTATCCGTCAAGAGAGTTTTATGGCTCTGCGTGGTCGGCAGGAGAAAAACATCCCTTCCTGACACAGCCCCTCAACCTGTTTTTCGGAATATGGGTTGTCCCTATGTGGGGATACTATTGGGTCCATACGGCTGCCCAAATCGAACTCGGACTGATAGACTGCCCCATCATAGTTTATGAAAGGGGAAAGAAACGGAAAGGTGGAAAAGGAGAGGGACCGGAATTTGAAAAGGCGGATGCCTTGGATGTGGTTAATAAGGCTGACGAATGGCAAAAGAAATATGGGAATGCCCCCAAAGGAAAAGGTGTAAGAATCAGCCTTGAAGGACTAAAAATGTTGAAAAAGGATAACGGAGGAAAATAGAATGGCGGATTTGGGTCAATTATGGTTTTCATTGGGTATAAAAGACAATACCCAGGCAGGTATAGAAGAAGCTATGAAGCGCTTCGACAAGCTAAATGCCAAACTTAAACTGGGTATAGACAAGAATGTTTTCAGGAATGCCATCACGTCGTACCTGAAGGGACAGGAATTCAAAGCCCGCATCACCCCTACCCTTCCCAAGAATACCGGTAAACTTTCCATGGAGGTGAACAAACAGACTTTGAGGGGAAGTATCAATGAAGCCTTGAAAGGCAAGGAGTTCGAGGCAAGGGTGAAAATGGTAGTTGAAAAGGCAAGCGTGCAGGATGCCATCCGGCAAGCCTTCTCAAAAGCCGGACTGAATTACAACACCACGGCCAGCGACGTGCGGTCACAAAGAATCTTGGAAATACAAGCACGCATGGCCCAACGTGCGGCCCTATCTCAAATACAGCTTGCCGCGGCACATTCCCGTGCCCAACGTGCGGCCGACTTGCAGACCGCTTCGAGCGAACGCCTGAACCGTAGTATGAAGAGCGGAACTAACATTTCATCCCAACTAAGAAACCAGATAGCCAACCTGTACTCATTGTACACCATTGAACGTTTTGCCACCCAAATCGTAGAAATCGGCGGTGAGTTTCAAAAACAACGCATAGCCCTGAAATCTATCCTTGGTGATGCCGGAAGAGCGGAAACGATATTCGGAAAGATTCGGGACCTTGCGGTAGAAAGCCCCTATACTTTCAAAGACCTGACCGGCTACACCAAGCAGCTTGCTGCGTTCTCCATTCCTTACGAAGAACTTTATGACACGACCAAGAGACTGGCTGACATATCTTCGGGACTTGGTGTTGACATGGGACGCCTTATCCTGGCCTACGGGCAGGTACGCAGTGCAGCATTCCTCCGTGGACAGGAAGTAAGGCAATTTACGGAAGCCGGCATCCCTTTGTTGGATGAGCTGGCTAAGAAGTTCAGCATGTTGGAAGGACGAGTTGTAAGCGTGGGAGAAGTGTTCGACAAAATAAGCCGTAGAGAGGTCCCCTTCCAGATGGTAAAAGACGTGCTTTGGGATTTGACCAACGAGGGAGGAAAGTTCTATAATATGCAAGCCGTCCTGACAGAGAGCCTTTCCGGAAAACTGGACAAACTCAAAGACAGCTATGAAATCATGCTTGCCGACATCGCCCAAGCCAATAACGGAATCATCGGAGGAAGCCTTGACTTGCTTTCCGAACTTACCGGACACTGGAAGGAAGTTGCTGAAGCCATCGGATCCCTTATCATAGCTTATGGGTCTTATAAGGCTGCCATAATAGCCGTAACTACTTACCAAAAGCTGGATATAGCCTTGTTGCGGCAGGCGGCAGTGGAGAAACGACTTGCGGCAGCAGCGAGCATATCCCTTTCAAACGCGGAAGCCGTGTCCGCCGCAAGAACCAAATTGCTGACATTAGCAAAAAAGAGGTTGATAGGCGTACTGAAATCATTATGGTCAGTGACCGCCGCAAATCCATATTTTTGGGTAGCAGCAGGCGTAACCACATTAGTATACGCTGTGTACAAACTGATTACCGCCGCGAGCGCGGCTGAAGCTGCCAACGAGAATTTCAACCGTTCTATGGAACGCATAGGACAGACCATTGACGATCAGAAGAATAAAATCAACGAACTCTTGAATGTCATCCGAAGTGCAGATTCTTCTTCCCTTCAGAAACAAATGGCCTTTGATGAGCTTTCTGTTGTATCTCCTGCCCTTACACAAACATACGATTCTTTAAGAAAGTTAGAAGAGGCCGATCTAACAAATGTGAACCAACAAGTCAGTGAACTGGCCGATACCAACCGTATAAGTTTGTTGAAACAACAAGCGGAAGAGTTAAAAGAATATATGTCCATATTAAAAGACACCCAAAAACTCAACCCTGTATCGGCAAGATATGCCATATCCGGTCTTGAAAACCTTGGGATTCAGGGGGAATTCGGTTGGAACAATACTGATTGGACAGAAGCCATACAGGAACAGTTGAACCGCATTGCATCTGAGCTATGGAAGATAGAAGATGCGAAAAGACGTATTTCCGTGCCCACAGAAATGGATGTGAGGCTTTCAGAATCCAGTTACCGGAACGCAAAGGAAAAATTCGACTACCTGAGTGACTTTGCCACCGCGATGAAGAAGGAGGTGGAGGGCACGATGGCACTCCACGTGGACGGCACGCACGCGGAACGTGACACGGACAGCATCATCGCCGAACTAGAAGGAAAACTGAAGACGATGGAGGGCATTCCCCTTTCTGTGGAACAGCAGAAAGTGAAGGACGGCCTGCAAGAGACGTTGGGGTACATGAAACGGTGGAAGGAAATGGGCATAACGGGCGGTACGTTCACCATCCCACTATTTTTCGACTTGAAACTTAGTGATTTGGAGAGCGAGACGGAAAATGCCAAGAAGAAGTTCAATTACATTACCGGGCAGTGGGAGGAAGCGAACAAGGAATTCGGAACCTTTGCAGAAAACCGCATGAAAGCTATAAAAAAATGGAAGGATGCGGAAAAGAAATACAATGAGGCCAAAAGCGCAAAAGACATCACGGACAAAGACGGTTCTATCATCAAAGGCTATACCGAACAGCAAGAACGTCTCAAAGAACTAAAGAATAAGGTGGAATCGGCCAAAAAGGAGGCGGAATCTTTCGGCGCAGACACGGGCAAACCAGCACAGCCGGACAAAGACCCTATGGCGGACTTGTGGAATGAACGTATCAGACTGATAGAAAAGGCCATTTCCTATTATAAGGAATGGTCAGAAATAGAAGGCAAGAAAAATGCTTCCGAACGTACCCAATCCAGTCCATTATTCTCCTCCGTAAAAAGCTATCTTGACCTCGGCATAGAAAGTCCTGAAAAAATCTGGGAACAAATACGGGAAGAACTCGGAAACAGCAAAGGTCAAAGGAAGCTTTTCGTAGACCTCGGATTCAAAATAGAAGATTTACGTCAAGGGGAAGAAAAAAAAGAACTGGACCGCAATCTGAAAGAAATTGAGAAATATATCTCTGAAAGTACAAAGAAATGGGATTTGTTCAAAGATTTATCCGATGCAACAGGTAACCGAAGCCTGGCCGGCCAAATCGTTTTCGGCGGTCTGATGGAATCAGAAAACCTTGGAGACGAACTGAAAAAGAAAATCGAAGAAAAACTCAGTGGCACAACCTTTTCTTTTGAAGACGTACTCGGCATGGACGAAAAAGGGCTGGAGGACAACGGACTGAAAACACTTAGCGGGCTTGTGTCCGCCTATCGTGAAAATTCGGAGAAGCTCAAAGAAGAACAGGTGAAAAACCTCAGCGAGCTTATCAAAAACCACAAGGACTATGCCGCAAAGATAGAGGAAATAGAAAGCAACCTACAAAAGGACTTGAAGGACATTGAAGGGCGAAGAGCAGAACTTGAAACAGGAGGTGTGGATGTTGAAAGCTTGATTTCGAGCCGTAAGAAAAAAGCAGAAGAAGACAAATCTTCCGTATTGTTGGAACAATTCAAAAAAGAATCCGATTGGGCGAATATCTTCGACGACTTAGGGCGCATGTCTACGAGGACGATAGACGACATGATCGAAAGAATCAATACGTTCTCCCGTTCACAAGAGTTGTCTGTGGAAGAGACAAAAGAGCTGATAGAAGCCATGCGCAAACTCAGGGAGGAGTCCTTGGAAAGAAACCCGTGGAAAGGCATCTCCAATGCGGCCAAAGAACTTGCAAAATGGAAGGAACTTCAACATTATCTTGGTAATGCTGAAGAACTTTCATTCTTTGACAAGGAATCAGGAAAAACCGTAAAATACACCCGTGCACAGATTGAAAACGGGATTGTCTCCTCACAAGAAGACATGGTGAAGTCTATAGACCATGTAATAGACGGATTAGAGGCCATGAATACAGCCGTATCCTCCGTTTCAGGCATGTTGGAATCTCTGGGAATGGAAGGCGCAAGTGATATTACCAATCTCATGGATGGCATTTTCAGCAGTTCAAACTCAATGGGCGGGAGCTTCCAATCCATAGGCAAACTGTTTGGGGTATCAGATGCCGGAATATTGAAAAACCTTGGGTTCGTAGGCATGGGTATCGGAGCCGTGACGGGAATTATCGGAGGAATTGCCAAACTTCATGACAAGAAACTTGACGATGCAATACAGAAAAGTCAAAGACGCGTAGAGGAATTGCAAACCGCATACGACCAACTTGGGAAAGCCGTGGAGCGTTCTTTCGGTGCAGCCACAGATGCGGCAGAAAGAGCGTTGTCCTCGTATGAACAACTCGCCGAACAAGCCGAACGTGCCGGAAGCAAACTAAGCGCAGCCTATTCGATACCATACGATGTGCTGAAAGACGGAGGACGCAGCATGATGAATGACCTTCTTCCGAAGAGTAAAATGGAAAAATTTATTTGGAACGGAGGAAAATCACACGGCTTCGCGGCTTCACTGAACTTCACAGTGAGCATCGAGAGAGAGGCATACGAAGCCTTAAAAGCAGTGGGGGCCGGAGAAAAAGGTAGTGAAGACAATGTCTACATGGCCCAATATGCAAGCCTCGTAGGTCAACGTCTGGAATTACAGAAACAACTGAGTGCAGAGGAAGATAAAAAGGATTCTGATCCGGCCAAGATACAGGACTACCAAGAGCAAATTGCTGAACTGAACGACCAGATTACTTATTTTGTACAAGACACGGTGGCCTCTCTTTACGAGCTTGATTTACAAGACTGGTCGAAACAGTTGAGCGATGCACTTGTAGATGCCTTCAGAAACGGAGAGGATGCAGTAGAAGCTTTCGAACAGACGGCGAGCGACCTCCTTTCAAGGGTAGCAAGCAACATCCTGCGCATAGGTATCCTTGAACCGGTGATGAAGAAGCTGCAAAAGGCGCTTTTCGGGGAAATGGACGAGAATGGGAATTATCAAGGTGGAATCATCAACCTGAATGATTTGAACGGAACGATGGATGAAGGGATGAAATATCTTTCAGACTGGTTCAATACAGAAGGGAAAAATATTGTGGATGCCATGAACAACGCTTTCCAACTGCTAAATGAAAAGAGCGGTGGCCTTTTAAGCAAAACGGAAAGCGGAGGCAGCATGCGTTCAAGTATCCAAGGCGTGACGGAAGACACAGCCGACTTACTGGCTTCCTATATCAATGCCATGAGAGCCGATTTGAGCGCACAGCGTTCTGTCATAGAGAAATATTGCGGAGAACAGTTCCCCGAAATGACCCATCTGGCAGAAGCACAGTTGCAGCAACTCCGGATTATCGTTAAAAATACGGGAGAGCACACAAGGATAGCATCAGAAATCAGAGACATGCTACGCAGTGCCAAACAAAGCAAGTCTTCTGGTTTCTGGATTCATTAAAAAATATCATCATGAACAAACTGAATGAAGAAATAATGTCAGGGGCAAAGGCCTGCGGTATTTGTGAAGAATGGTACAATATGATGAAGGACGCTGACAAGGACGGCCTGCTCGACATGTACAAACGAGGAATAGACTTCGTAATCAAGCATTCATTTCCTGAAAATTCATACCTCCTCTCCCATTCCACAGATGAAATCCGGCACAAACATCTGATATTCATTGACGAGACTGTACCGGAAGGAGGGGAAAACGGGACTTATGTATTCAATGGTACATGCCGAGGACAGATTTCATTCGACCGGTATTCTGCGTCTACACTACATATACGGGACAATAGCCAAGTCGTTATCTCGGCAAAAGGGCTTTCAAAAGTTTTTATAAACGTGTATGACCATTCACGTGTGGAAATCATACAGGAGGATGCTGCTAAAGTATTTGTATACTTTCATGGAGAGACATGCCATATTTCTTCCCATGAAGAAAGCTACGGAAATGTTCTCATCCGCAAGAAATAAACCATATAAAAATATGATTATTTAGAAAATAATATTATATTTGCATTCGTAGAACAATAGTAAATCATTTGAAGGCCACAGAGCCTGCCCCATGGGATAAAACCTTTATGGGGCAGGCTCTGTTTTTCTATTCAGACCATGAGTAAGGCTTACACCATATTGATTCAAAAAGAGAAAGAAGGCGCAGCGGTGAAGGACACGGTAAGGGACTGGAACATCGCCTGCACCGACATACCTTTTCTTCCAGAAAACGAGGCCAAAGAACTCCCGTCACGTGACTGGCCGGATGAGGACGGTGAAGATACGTACCATCCTGAAACCATAAAGATGAAAGCATACGACCTGGATATCTCACTTTGTTACAAAGGAGACCTTGGAAGTGCCTATACCCAAATAGAAGAATTCATGGCATACCTTACCGGGAGGGACGGAGGAGGTACATTTTTCAAAATCTACAGTCCCCATACACTCATCGGAAGAGGCGGTTGTTACATGAAACAATTTGCCCCTGACGACTTCTGGAAGGGAAACGGAGAAGACGTGTTAGAGTTTAAAATCACCGTAAGGGTAACAGAACCTTGCGGTAACATTATTCTATCTGCATGAAATACGAAATATTAGACAAGACAGGTAAAAATAAACGTTGTACGGTAACGAGTTTGGAATACAACGGAGAGTTTATGGGTGAAAGCTATGTACTCTGCAAGGTGGAAAGCGAGGTGCCCATAGATTTTCAAACAGGAGACTATCTGGAATACCGAGGAGAAAAATATGAAATAAACTACGACCCCTCTGTCCTCAAAAAATGCCGTGCAAGTTACAACAGAGACGCCTTCACATACGACAGCATCAAACTGAACAGCGCAAGCAACGACTTAGTAAAATGCCTTTTTCTGGACTATGTAAAAGAAGATAACCTTATACATTATTCTTCCCTGCCGAAATTCAGTTTTTTCGCCTCCAACGTGGAAGACCTCGCGGAACGTATACAGGCCAATTTGGACCGTTTATACAGCGGAGACAGAAAGTGGACAGTTAAGGTATCCCCCGGATGCGGAGGAAAGACGGATGTTTATGTTGCGGCAGAACAAATCAACGTGTGGACCGCACTGGGATATTCTTATTCAAAATTCAAGGTGCCTTTCATTATAAAAGGCCGCACCATAACTATCGGTGCTGCATCAGAAACTTTAAACAAGGTTTTCAAGTATGGCAAAAATAACGGACTTTACGAAATAGAGTCCGTAACAGAACAAGATGCGGACATCATCACCAGACTTAAAGTTTATGGAAGCACAAGGAACCTGCCCAACCGGTATTATAATAACCTACGAGAGGCATACGCCATAGTAGAAATCAGCAGAATAGAATATGAGCGTATCGACAACACCCATGCCAAATGCAAGATATTCAGCGACAATGCACCGGAAAAAATCGGTACCTGGAGCGAAGTTCGCATCAATGGAGAAGTGCATAAGGTGGCAAGCCGACAAGAATTCGATGACGATGTGCCCTCTCCTCAAGAGTGTACGTTCATTGAATTATCAAAAGGGAAATACGAACTCTTGTCTGTCCCGGTAACATACGAGGAACACCATAACGGTCTGAACTACGAAATCAAAATGCTTTGGCATGAAGCGACAATCGGTACGGAATGCGAAGTATACGTAGAAGGTATGCTCCGTTCAACTTTCGAGGTAAGAAACAGCAATAACCGCAGCCTATGTTATGACAAGGCATACGCCTACGTACGCGACATACTTTTAATCCCAGCAGAAGAAATACCTGATTTCAATAGTTTCATGTCTTCCGCGAGCTACACGAACCACGGTGACGGAAACCATGAATATGACTTGAAACTGTACCATGAGACGAGCGTGGAATATGAGCTCGTCGAATCTCCCTCTCCTACACGATTTGAAATCTTGTACGCATCGGAAACAAGCAAAATCGGAGAAAGTTTCCTCACCGGAAACCATAACGGTTCATTGCTACCCAATAATATGTATGCCCCCAATCTGATGCTTCCCGATTTTCCTTCTATCACACTCGACCCCTATATAGACAGCGACAACATTGAAAAGTACGGTATACGTGAAGGTTGCGTGTTTTTTGACGGAAGCAATGATGAACTGGAAGAGATATTTCCCTCCATAGAAGGCATGAAAGCGGAAGACCTACGGGATGCGGGTATAGATGTGTCGTTGGCAGAAGACGACAACGGGAATTTGGATGAATTGGCCGATGCCGAAAAAATACAAGACGACGGAGCCATTACGCCGGGAGATATTATCCCCACCTTCACTGTCACGCTGAAAGATGTGGGATTCAACCTCGCCCAAGAGATAGGCGATGATTCTTCCATTAGCATGAAAAGCGGATATTGCAGCGGACGTGAATTTAAAATCAGGAATTGTGTTCCCACAGAAAAAAACGGGGCAAAGTGTTACCTGCTAAGGTGTGAACGCGCGGAAGATGAATCCAATAAATTGTATTATCCTTATAAATTATACCCCCTGCAAGCCGGAGACAAATTTGTAATTTTAGGAATAGACTTGCCAGACGTATACGTAAAGGCTGCTTCACAGAGGTTATTACGGGAAGGAAAAGAATATCTTTCCGAAGTAGACCACATGAAACATACCTATTCCCCAAAAATAGACGAGATTGCGATGGCTCGCCAACACGACGAAGCCATACAATCCGGAGGTATAAGTCTTCACGACACCATCAAGGAGGGCATGCTGATAAGGATTTCCGATGAGGACCTTTTTAATGAAGAGTTACATATCACTATCGACACCCTCACCATAAAGGAAGGGGAAAGCCTGATACCAAGTTACGAAATCACCCTCAAAGAGACCAAGGAGGAAGGCACACTGGAGCGCATGCAAAACAAGATTGACGCTATTGCATCCGGAAACTCCGTAAATCATGCCGGCGGGACGATCGTCAACCTGCAAGGGAATTACCTGAAAAAAGATACGGAAGATGCCGCTACCGCCCTTATCAGCTTCTTGAAAGGCTTATTATACGGGAATTACAAACCAGGAGAAAGCGGAGGTGCACTGAAAGAAGACGGAAGTGCAGAGTTTGATAGTGCCACGATAAGAAAAGGACTGAATATCGGCGAGTTTTCAAGCATAAACCGTTTAGGAGACGCTGTTCTCAACTCCATTTCATTGCGCAACCTTTTTCAAATCGGGAATTTCTCATCCGGCGAATCGGGCGGCCAAATCTCGGACAATGGCGCGGCGGAGTTGGCCTCTTTGTTGCTGAGGGGCGCATTGGAGATTGGAAAGTATTCCGCAGGCAAGTCGGGCGCGAAGATTGGCGAGGACGGAGCTGCTGAGCTGCTGAGCGTGTTGGTGCGTGGACTGGTAACGGCAAAGGGCATACAGTCGCCGGGATTCTCGACAGGAGCATTGGGCACGGGGCTGTGCCTGAAAATGGACGAGAACGGGGATTCTTATATTGAGGTGGACCGCATGCTTGTGCGCAAGGTGGCAGAGTTCATCCAGCTTGTGATTCAGGAAATCAAGCACGTGGGCGGGCAAATCGTGCTTACCCCGGCCTCGATGAAGTGCATCCGCGTGGAAGACACTGGAGATTCCTACCGTTGCTATTTCGAGGCGACGGACGGGGAAAAGACGGTGGAGAACCAGTTTGTCTCCGGTGACCAGGCACGCGCCCAGACGTTCAACGTGAAGGAGGGCGTGAACGAGAACGTGAAGAACACTTATTATTGGCGTCTGGTGACGGGCGTGGGGGACAACTACATAGACCTCTCGAAGACGGACTGCGACGCGGGGAGCACGGTACCGGCCGCCGGTGACGAAATCGTCCAGTTGGGAAACCGGAACGACGTGGCCCGACAGGCAGCCATTATCCTTTCGGCTTATGGGAACGATGCCCCTTATTTCAAGATGTACCGGGGCATCAACTCTTACAAACTGGAAGGCAAGGAGTTTGTCAACCTCTCACGGAAGGATGTCATGATTATCTCCGACAATATAAAATTGTCCACCGGCGAGACGGTGAAGGAATACATCAACGGCGCGGTGGGAGACGTACAAAGCAAAGTGGATGAAGTGAGCGGAAAGGTGGAGGACGCGGTGGAGCGTCTGGCGGAGCAGCAGAATTACATCGCCGCCCTACAGAAGATCATCGAGGACTTGCAGGACCAGATTGACGGTGTAATAGAAAGCCACTATGGTAAAACCGACCCGACAACCTCCAACTACCCGGCGAACGAGTGGACCACCGAAGAACAGAAACAAGCGCATTCAAACGACACTTATACCAATCTCAGCACGGGCAAGAGCTGGAAATGGGTGAAGGACGGTGACACGTGGAAATGGAACACCATCACGGACACGGCCACGGAAAAGGCTTTGGCCGCAGCGGCCAAGGCGCAGGATACGGCTGACGGCAAACGCGGGGTATTCGTCAGCCAGCCCACCACGGGACAGGCTTACGACGTGGGAGACCTTTGGGTGAACGCGACTTACGGGGAGACGTACAAGAACGACCTGCTGCGTTGCAAGACCGCCAAGAAAGAGAATGAGGCTTTCTCCATCTCGCATTGGGAACTTGCCTCACGCTATACGGACGACACGAAGGCCAACGAGGCGGCAGAGGCCGCACGGGAGGCTGCGGAGGCCGCGAATGCGGCACAGGAAGCCGCCGACGAGGCCGCCGCCACGGCAGGGGAAGCCAAGACGGAAGCACAAGCCGCCAACACGGAACTGGACAACCTGAAATCTGACGGCACGATAAGCCCGGTGGAGAAAACCGCGCTGAAGCAACAGCATGCCGACATAAAGGCGGAACACGGGCAGATAACGTCTGAGGCCGGAAAGTATTCCATAAGCGTGACGGACTATGAGGCCGCGTACAAGAAGGCCGATGCCGCGCTTACCAAATACACTGCCTCCACTCCCGAATACATCACCGTGGAATCCGACTATTCGGACATCTCCGCCTATTATTCCAAACGGCAGACGATATTGGATACCATCGCCGCAAAGGCCAAGGAAGCATCGGACGCGGCGAAAAAGGCGGCAGACGACGCTGCCGCGAAGGCAGAGGAGGCGGCAGAATCGGCGAGCGAGGCGGCACAAAAGGCCATAGAGGCCAAGACTGCCGCGGACAATGCGGCCACGGCCGCGAAAAACGCCCAGACCGATGCCGACGAGGCGAACTCCATGCTTTCGGACATCGCCAACGACAACAAGCTCACGGCGCAGGAGAAACAGCAGGCCAAGAAGGAATGGGACGTGATAGTGTCCGAGAAGCCTAAAAACGACGCTTCGGCCGACAAGTTCGGCGTATCCAAGACAGCCTACGGCTCTGCATACACGGTATTAAGCACGTATATAACGCCCCTATTGTCAGATTTAAGCTCCACGAGCAACATCACGGGCACGGAGTTCAGGGCGAAGTTCAAGGCTTACTACGACGCTCGCACGGACTTGCTGAACGCCATATCGGCCAAGGCCAAGGAACTGGCCGACAACGCGCAAGAGGCGGCCGACGCGGCGGCGGAGAACGCCTCGCAGGCCATAGAGGACGCGGCGGCGGCGAAGAATGCCGCCGACAAGGCGCAGGCGGACGTGGACGCCGAGAAGGAGCGCATGGACGATTGGGCGGCCGACGGCAAGTTCTCCCCTTCTGAAAAGAAACAGTTGAAGGAGGAGCTTGCCCGCATCGACGGGGACAAGACGCAGGTCACGGACGGTTACACGAAGTACGGCCTCGGCACTCCTACGGCCTATAACACGGCTTACACGAACTACCGGACGGCCATCAACGGCGTGGTGTCTTCCTCTTCGGAGACCGTGGCCATCCCTTCGGACTTCGCCACGAAACGCACGGCGTACTATACGCAGAAGAGTGCCGCCCTGACGGCCATTTCAGACGCGGCAAAGGCGTACGCGGACAAGGTGGTGGCGGGGATTGAAGTCGGGGGACGGAACTTGTTGGAAAATTCTCTTGATGGTGCCGGATGGTATAAAGCAAGCATCTCCAACGGGGTGTTTTATCAAAGGGCCGAAGCACACGAGGCCTTTATCCAGAGTTTGTCAAATTTGGACATAAAGGGAGGAGTATATTACACACTTTCTTTTGATTATTATACCAAGAATAACGGGGAAGGAGTGGATTTGTTCTTGATTTCCAGTAACGGGACAAAAGTGATGGCCTCAAAGAGTAAAATCGGTTCCCCTACTTCGTGGACCCATTATGTGTGGACGTTCAAAACCAGTACATCACTCGGAGACCGTTCCGATTGTTACGTGCGATTTGACAATAACGGTACGAATTCAGGCTTTTCAGAACTTTGGGTACGGTATCCCAAACTCGAAAAGGGAACCGTGGCGACTTCTTGGACACCCGCCATTGAGGACGTGAACGGTATGATAGAGGATGCCCAAAAGGCGGCAGATGACGCAGCGGAAGCGGCCAAGAACGCGCAGGCAGACGCCACGAATGCCAACAAGGAGCTGGCGAACATCAAGAGCGACAACCTTATATCCCCAATCGAAAAGACAGCCCTGAAACAGCAGCAGGCGGACATCCGTTCGGAATACGGGGAGATTACTGCCAACGCCTCACGCTATGCCGTGTCCACCACGGCTTACAAGTCGGCCTATGACCTTGCCAACGCTGCCCTGACGAAATATACGGCTTCGTCACCGGAATATATCACGGTGGGAAGTGACTACGCGAACATATCGGCCTACTACGATGCGCGGAAGACCATCCTTGACGCGATTGCCGCTGCGGCCAAGAAAGCTGCGGACGATGCGACGAACAAGGCGAATCAGGCTGTGGAGGACGCCGCGCGTGCGGGGCATTACTATCTGGACTTGGACAACGACGGCGGCCCGGTGTCGTGTGACGCCTCGGGGAACGTGACCGGCGGTTTCCCGAGCAGCAAGGCCACGGTATATTATGGCACGGAACCTGATACGGGTTGGGCGTTTACGGGTGCATTCTCCGGATGTTCCGGAAGCGTGAACTCATCGACGGGACAAATCACGGTCACGGGGGTAAGCGCGGATACTGGCACGGTGACAGTCACGGCCAAGAAGAGCGGAAAGACAGACCTATCTGCGGTATTCTCTGTATATAAAGTAAAGGCGGGAGCGGACGGAGCGGACGGCACAAACGGAGTGGGCATCAAGTCCATAACCAACAAGTATGCCGTATCCGCATCGAACACCACCGCGCCGACATCATGGAGCGACACGGTACCTACAATGACCACCACGAACCGTTATCTGTGGAATTATGAAATTGTCACCTATACCAACAGCACGACAAGCGAGACCAAAAAGAGGGTCATAGGTGCATACGGAAATACAGGCAACACGGGCGCCACCGGGGCAACGGGTGTGGGTATAAAGTCCATTACGGAATATTATTTGGCCTCTTCGGCATCGAGTGGAGTGACAACTTCAACGTCAGGATGGACGACTTCGGTGCAGTCCACTTCATCTTCCAAGAAGTACCTTTGGAACTATGAGGTGGTGACTTACACCAATGATACGAAATATACGAGCAGTCCGGTGATTATCGGTACTTATGGGGATAAGGGTGATACTGGTCCACAGGGAGTACAGGGTCCAAAGGGTGCGGACGGGACGCCCCGCTATACTTGGATACGCTATGCTGACAACGCATCGGGTTCGGGCATCAGCAACTCGCCTACGGGAAAAACTTATATCGGGTTTGCTTATAACAAGACCACCGCCACGGAAAGCAACACGCCTTCGGATTATACATGGTCACTTATCAAAGGCGAAAAGGGCGACCAAGGTGTTCCGGGGGCAAAAGGGGCTGACGGGAAGACCACTTACACATGGATAAAGTATTCCGATAACTCGACGGGCAGCGGGATGTATGACACTCCCAAATCCACGACACAGTACATCGGCATAGCAGTAAACAAGACAACGGCCACAGAGAGCAATACTCCATCGGATTACACGTGGTCTAAGTTCAAAGGTGACGACGGTGCGGACGGGAAAGGCATCAAGAGTACCGCCGTGACTTATCAGGTAAGCACATCGGGCACCACGCCGCCCACAGGAACGTGGAACAGTTCTATCCCTTCCGTGGCTGCCAATCAGTACCTTTGGACGCGTACAGTGATAACCTACACGGACAATACCACATCTACATCGTACAGCGTGGGTAAGATGGGGGCTAACGGGGCAAAAGGTGACAAGGGCGATACGGGACCCGCAGGAGCTGACGGTGACGGCATCGTATCGGTATCGAACACTTACCAAATAGGCAGTTCCGGCACGACGGCACCGACAGGAAGCTGGAGCGCAACTGTACCTTCGCCACAGAAAGGTAAATACCTTTGGACGAAAACGGTGACGACTTACAAGAAGAGTGACCCGACAACGGTATATTCCGTGAGTTATTACGGTACGGATGGTACGGCGGCCAAGTATGTGAGGGTTGCGGGCGACCAGGTGTTTATATACACCAACAATTTTTCAGGGAATCCCACTCCTACTTCCATTACGCTGACGGCCACCCTCACGGGGACATCCGGCTACCAGTGGAGCTATAAACAGGCGGGACAGACTTCTTTCACGAACATATCGGGAGCCACTTCGCAGACTTATGCCTTGGCACATAACAATTCGACGGTTTGGGGTAGCGCGAAGTCTGTGACCATACGTTGCACCTCGGGCGGTGTATATGACGAGATGACGATAGCCAAGGTTTCTTCGGGTACCAACGGGACGAATGGCAAGGATGGCACGAATGGAAAGGACGGTGCCGCCGGTAAGAACGGCGCGGATGCCTACACCATAATTCTGGGCAATGAATCGCATGCCTTCCAAGGGACAACAAGCGCGGCCATCGCTGCATCCACGAAATGCGAGGTTATCGCATACAAGGGTGCCACAAGGGTGGCGGCAACAATCGGTACTATAACCGGAGCACCGTCGGGAATGTCCACGAGCATCTCAAGTAACGGAACCACATCGGCCTCGTTCACGGTGTCCGTCACTTCTTCGTTGACTACCGGACAGGGCGTGCTGACTGTACCTATCACCGTGGACGGGAAGTCTTTCACGAAGAATTTCTCATTTTCCGTGGCTTTCAAGGGCAACACGGGCGCCACCGGGGCGACGGGTCCCAAGGGGGATGCGGCTGTATTCTACATCATAGAGACTGACGTGCGCATCGTAAAGAAGTCTTGGGACAACAAGCTGACCCCGACGTCCGTGACTTGTACGAAATACAAACAGACGGGAAGCAATGCGAGGGCAACAACTACGGAAAAGACATTGAAATACCAGCGTGTGGGCACGGACAGCAGCGTACAGACCGCTGCAAGCGGAAGTTCGGTAACGGTATCCCCTACTTCTACGACGACCTCCATAAAGTTCTGGCTTTATGACGGGAGCACCATCATAGACAGGGACGAAATCCCTGTCGTGGGTGACGCTGTGGATGTTTATGAAAAGGTGCATGCAGAAATAACGGCTGCGGAAGGTGAAATCGGTTTATTGTCTACCAAGGTCACTACCGTGACGGATTCCGTAACGGGTCTTGAAAAGGAAGTGGAGACCAATACCGCCGAAATAAAATCCGCCAAGGGACAGATTTCGAGCACGGCATCGCAAGTGAGTTCTTTGGGCACGAGGGTAAGTACCGTGGAGCAGACGGCCAGCGGCCTCACTACTACGGTGAACGGCCTTAACGGGAAGGTGTCGAAACTGGAACAGACGGATTCGAGCCTGACGAGCAGGATTACCTCGGCGGAGGGAAAGGTGAGCACCATCGAGCAGAAAGTGAGCAGCATTTCACTGAAAGTAGACGGCATAGAGCCTGTGAACCTTTTCAGGGACGGTTCCTTCGAATCCGGGTATAACACTTTCAGAACATCGGGAAGCGGTAAAGACGACGTGGAGGTCGGCATATCGGCCAACGGAAAAGTGGGAAAGAATGCCATGATGGTGAAATGGCCGGGCAAACGCACAACGGTCTACCTTGAACAAAAGCCCTTCGTGAATCCCAATGCTACCTATACCGTCTCGTTCTGGATGTACACCAACGTAGCGACGAATTACCAGACTTTCGTCGTCAATGCATTAGACAAGAACGACAACAACCTAAGCGTGAACGACTCTACGTTAAACATTGAAATCCCCGGAACCAAGTGGACACAGTTCATCCATAGGTTCACGACCCCGGCCAACACGGAACGCCTTGAATTTTACTTCCGTGCCAGTGCTAATGTAGAGAACGGAACGATTTCATATATTGACGGGTTCATGCTACTGAAGGGGGATTATCTGGACAATATTCCCTCTTATTTCATTCCTAACGACAGTGTGAACGGTGACACCCTTCTTTCTACGGGAATAGACATAGAGAACAAAAAAGTCATTGTGACGAGCGACCAGTTCGTCATACAGAACAATGACGGAGAAGTGACGGCGAGCGTGAATGAGGATGGTGTGCTTTCGGTGGGAAGCGGGGAGTTCTCGGGTTTCATCCGTACCATACCACGTATCATAACGAAGAATACGGGCGATAACGGAGATGTGGAGTTCAAGGACAATTACTACCAAATCAGCTTAAGCAACTTGTACAAAGGAGGCTTCATCTATGTGGACGTGGAATCGAACAGCTATGCCGGTGACGGAATCAAATTACCGTTGGGGCTAAAGTACGCCGGTGCGAGAGTGACTATCGTGAACAAGTATCCGGCCAAACGGCTTATCATAACTACAAGGCATGAGGCTTTGGACCCGGGTTACGGAGATTGGAGCGATGACGAGAACAATGCAATGCGGCTCGGTGGCGTACAGATAAGCCACGTGGAGATGGGAAATGTGAGCACACAAGGAAACAACCGTTTTGTGGAGCTGCTTGCCGTTCCGTATTATCTGGACGAGACAATAGGCAGCGTAAAGTACCAGGGACAGGTGGAATGGGTGGTACTGAACAATCAGGAGTTCACGACGGCCAACAATACGACAGGGGGAAAATATGCGAAATTCAAATAACATTATTCATTTATTAAAAACAAAAGGTTATGGAGATTAAGACAAACAGTACGAGGGTGATTTACAACGGAGAGACCACAACGGCAAATGCCAAGTACAACATCGAGTATGAGACGGACGGTAAGGAACTGAAACGCGTGAACGCCTTGGTGAACAAGGTGGAGGAAGTGGAGCTTCCTATGGAGGAAGGCATGCAGAAGGGCGTGCAGGAAACCCTGTTGGGCAGTATCTATTATGAGAACGGTTATTACACGATGTCGAACTTCCCGGAGAGTGAGGAACTGCCGAAGTACATATCGGATGCCATCCAGATAGTGAAGCAGATAAAAGAAGACGCTTCTGCCTGACTATTGAAACAACGGGTATAAGGCGGCGGTGCCTGCCTTACCCGTTTGCCGGGGTCTTGTCTTGTGGACCGGGGGGCTTTGGCATTAATTAGAAAAATGTATTGTAATGGAGAAAGCTATTATTGATTTTATTGAAAACCACATGATGAACCACATCATACTCATAGCGTTATGCGTGGCGGCCACGATAGGTGCAATGGCCGTGGATTTGGTCTCGGGGGTACAAAAGGCCAAACAACGCGGTGAGGCACGGACTTCTACGGGATATAAGAAGACGGCCACGAAGGCAAAGAAGTATTTCACGCCTTTCCTGACGTTGTGTTTTATCGACATCCTTTGTTGCGTGGTGATTCCCATTCCGGTGTTCTCGATGTTGTGGACGGCTTACTGCATTTTCTGTGAGTTTGTGTCCGTAAGGGAGAAATCATGGCAGAAGGAGGAGCTTCGGAAGGCGGAGAAGACGATGAGAGTAATCATTGACAACAAGGATGAGATAGCCAAGATGGCGGCAGAGCTTCTGTTTCAAAGGGAGAATGAGAATAATACAGTAAAGAAGGAGGAAAAATAAGATGGCACTTAGGAATTTGAATTTCACCCTTCAGGGTGACAGGTATGTGGCGGAAGAGACCGTGAATGCGGACTATGCACTTCATCTGGAAAGGAAGGCGGGCGGCGGGTTTTATATTTTGCAGCGCAGTTCGGACGATGGCATGTTCGTGTCGTGCCCGCTCCCGGCGGGCTTGTACAATCCCGGCCAGTTCATAGACTGGTGTTTCGGCCATGGCGTTTATCCGATGCACATCAGGATTGAGAGCATGACGGAGGTGACGAAGGGCACTATCAGGGAGGCGGAATGATGGAGAGGATGAACTTTTCACGGTTGAATATGACGGGGCTGGGAACAGCCCGCGTCAATTCTTCCGGTATCACGGAGTGCGGGGATTCGTATGAGCTTATTGACAATGCCTTGCTCTTGGAGAATGGGAAGGCTTGGCTTTGGACTGACGGAAGTCCCGTAATGATGGCAGAGGTGACGAGAAGGACAGTTAAGAAACAATTAAAACATAAGTAGTTATGGCAGTAGAAGGAAAAACGATATTACAGACTACGGAACGCACGGAGCTGACGGGGAAAGAAGGTATCCCGTTTCAGGAGGGGACGCAGAACGGGCACGTGCTCGTGGAAAGGTTGAAAGAGTATGTGGGCGAGGGCTTGGTAAAAGAGGACGGCTTGAAGACCATCAACGGGGAAAAGTTGACCGGAATTGGAGATATCACCTTTGAAAGCGATGCCGGCAAGCCGGTCATATTGAGGTATCCCAAATATAATGAAACCTCGGACGATTCCACGATACTGGAGAAGGCCAACAGTGGCGAATGGTTCTGCACCCTACCCCAGATGTTGGAGAACTATAACGGCGGTAACCTGAAAGCACCTTTCATCGGGGTTCAGGACGACACGAATGAGAATTTCAGCCCCGTGACATGTTACCGTATATATTCGGCAAGCAATTACTATTTTATGCTGTATTTCCTGGAGTCTAATAACAATATGGAAATACAGTTCAGAGGGTTCCGCATGAAGTATGACCCACAAGATCTGACGAAGTGGACGGGCGTATTTGATAACGGCACAGTCCGACTTTCTTTGGCATCTGCCAGCAATGACGGGCTGATGAGTAAGGAGGACAAGGCCAAGGTTGACGGAATCCGGTTCAGCGAAGATGAGAACAGTGTGCTGTTCAACGGGAAGAAGTACGGGGTACATGTATTTAAGAACCTACAAAGATTAAGCACGTCATCTTCTTCGGATGATGTTAAGAAAGCATTAAACATAGACAGTCCACAAGACCTTGAATCTTTAATATCTAAAGGATTAAATTTTGTTAGTGTTGATACAGAGTCCACGGATAAAAATTTATGTCCGTGTTCAGTCCGGTATGCTGCCCCCAATATTATATCAATCACTTATTGTTCTGCATATAGCAGTAACATTTTAACTGTACATATTAGTGTGCTTTCTGGGAGCAGTTCCAGTTTCAGGGTTGATGGCATAGAAGACCCTATAAATTCCATCCCATCAGTAAACAATACCCTGACATCTACATCAGCATCTGAGGCATTATCGGCATCCATGGGTAAGAAATTGCAGGATGAGAAGTTGGCGAAGGAGGATGTGGTGGACAACCTAACTACGGATGAAGCTTCAAAAGCCTTGTCGGCTGCTCAGGGGAAGGCGTTGAACGACAAGATTGCGGAAATCTCAAATCCTGCCTCTGCGGAAAAGGATGGATTAATGTCGAAGGAGGACAAGGAAACCTTTGACAACATGAAAGATGGTGGTGCCATCGAGTACAAGGAAATTTCCGGGCAGACGGTGGATGCCGATGACCTTATCGTGCCGAAACTCACTGTAAGATACCTGAACAAGAACGCCTCCACAGCGGGAAACATATCGAATATACCGGCAAAGGGAGGCTTCGTTTTGGAATCAATGTGCGTGAGGTATGTGGATAAGGATAATTGCGGGTATATTCAAAGATGGGTTTCCCAAGCTACTGATGACAATCTCCTTCCATACTCTTATATAAGACAGTATGCAGATGGAGAATGGACCGAATGGCGTAAAGAAGTAGATACGTACATCTCTGTCAATGAACCTTTTCAAAAAGTGGGATTATATTTCAACACGTCTGGATTCCAAGTGGGAAACGTATCCAATTCTTCGGTAGTAAAAAATGGGTCTTTTGTCATTTCAATGGGTTATACAGCACTACACCTGACAGGAATTAAAAACAGTACCACTTATAAGGTTGTGTCGAATGCTTCAGTGGGATATTGGATGATGAAGACCTGCCCGCAACAATTCTTCCATGCCGGAAAGGTCGCAGTAAGTGAAGATAAAACAAGCGAATCGGCTGAGACAAAAAAACAATACGTGGCCGAAGTGGTATCCGTGAATGCGGAAGAAGAGACCGTGACGTTCTCAAAGACTCTAAACCCTTATACGGATTTCAATGATTATTCCGCGAAATTTTATGCTTATGTGGATAAAGCCTCATTTTCACTTGAGGCTGGAACCACATTCAATTATTCCATATCGGGCACGGAATGTGTGGCAGGCGGGGACGAATCCGGAAATTGCGTGGCTATTGGAGCCCGTTGCGTGTCCATCGAGGACAATTCAGTTGCACTCTGTTGGCAGACTGTAGCATTAAACTTCGCCGAGACGGCATTGGGGATATCCAACAAGTCGCACAAAGGGGATTCTGCGGACAAGCAGACATTGTTTTCCATCGGCAACGGGACGCAGTATTTCAACGATTGGGGGACGGCAAAACAGAAGAACGCCATGGAGGTGATGAAGAACGGTGACGTGTACATCGAAGGTGTCGGTGGATATGACGGAATCAACGATGGTTTCACAGCCCAATCCGTGCAGGACGTAATCTCCGGTTTGCTGTCGGAGGTTTCGGCATTAAAGGAGGAAATAGAAGCACTAAAGGGAAGCGGGGCATGAAAAAAGGGAGGCCGCCGCCTCCCTACACATTAACCTTAATCTTAATACTTTATGAAAACATATTAATTACATAAGCGTCCCTCGCGGGAGACGGAAGCAAAGTTAAACAAAAAAGTGGAAATATGAAAGCAAGTAATTCATTGATTGAGGCGATAAAGAGGTTCGAGGGATTCCGGAGCACGGCTTACCGTTGCCCGGCGGGCGTGTGGACGGTGGGCTACGGGCATACGGCGGGCGTAAAGCGTGGCGACAAGATGACGGAGGGCGAGGCGGAACGGCAGCTCAGGCGTGACTTGGCGGAATATGAGGCATTCGTGGACAAACTGGGCGTGACGGAGAGGCAGAACAAGTTTGACGCGTTGGTGGATTTCGCGTATAACCTTGGGTGCGATGCGTTGGAGGGTTCCACACTTTTGAAGAAAATACGGGCTTGCGCGCCTGATGCGGAGGTGCGTGCGGAGTTCATGAAGTGGGTGTATGCGACGGTGGCCGGGAAGAAGCGGAAGCTGGAGGGGCTGGTGAAGCGTAGGAAATGGGAGGCTGACAGGTTCTTTAATATCGCATAGCAATGGGAACGAGTGATGAATACTGGCCGATGCTTGACGACGGCGGGGGAGACGACGGGAAGGGTTTGCCGCCTTGGTTGGTTTTCCTCGTGTTGGCCGTGGGGGTCTGGATGCTGGCGCGGGCATTGGCGATGTGAAATGAATGATTATTAACCCGGTGACGGGGAAGCGGTCTTTGACTTGGTGGGATTGCAGTTTTTTGCAAATTAACAATTAATTGCATTGCAAATGCGTAGTAGTTTTGTATCTTTGCAAGATGTTGTAATACAATATAATAAAATAATAATATTGCAAATGTTATAATGATAATGTGCAAATGATGGAACAAAAGATAATTATGCCTGAGATAGGATTTGATATGCCTATAACAGATTTGGTTCTTGAATTGGAAAAATTAAGATACAAAGTTCTTGAAGGTACCACACATCCTTTGGTTTTTATGCAAATCAAAAACGTTTTCCATATGCTTGAAAGTATTGGTTCTTCTCGTATAGAAGGAAACAATACAACCATCATGGATTATGTGGAGAGTACAAAAATTAATGACGAAAATAGGAATAGGTCAAATGAACAGATTTTAGAAATATTAAATATTGAAAAAGCAACTTCTTTTATTGAAAGTGTTATTGATGACACTCCAATTACATTGTATTTTATAAGAGAACTTCATTCTTTGGTTGTCGATTCCCTTAGTGAAAGCAAGGAAGGTTGTTGTACAAAAGGTGAATTTAGGAAATGCAATGTCCGGATAAGTGGGTCTCTCCATACACCTCCTGACTTTTTGCAGGTACTACCTCTGATGCAAGAACTTGTTGATTTTATCAATGAGACAACCAAACCTAAATTTGACTTAATAAAAATATGTATAGCACATCATCGTTTTGTGTGGATACATCCATTTGAAAATGGAAATGGCCGTGTCGTACGATTGTTTACTTATGCACTATTGTTGAAGAATGTCTTTAAGAGTAAGCAACGAATTATAAATCCGACTGCTGTATTTTGTTCTGATAGAAGCAAATACTATAATTATTTATCTTTGGCTGATAAATATACTAACGAGGGTCTGATTGCTTGGAGTGAATATGTCTTGAATGGGCTTAAGGTTGAAATTGAGAAAATAGACCATATTGTGGATTATTCTTATCTGCGGGATAAGATACTTATTCCATCTTTATCGGATGCATTATCGAATAAATATATCACAGATGTGGAACATTCCATTTTGAAATTAACTGTGTCTAAAAAGACACAAGAAATACAAGCATCAGATATAAAAGAGCTTTATATCACGAAGACTTCATCAGAAATATCCAGGATCATACGTTCGCTTATTGATAAAAGAATGTTAATTCCCATTTCGGAACGAGCAAGAAAATATGTTATCTCTTTTGGTAGTAATTATTTGCTTAGGTCTGTTCTTAAGTCTCTTGATAATAATGGTTTTCTACCTTTGAATAATTAATTGTATAATTGGTAATAAAGCGGCAATCCCACATAAACAAGTCGGGGTTGCCGCTTTTTCGTTGCCACAAAAAGAAGTAGGAATGAATAGATTTTTTAAAGTGTTCTGGCCTTGGCTGATGGTGCCGGTGTTCTGGCTCGTGGTCGGCCTGTTATTGTTTGCCATGTGTGGATGTGCACGGGTACAATATATTCCGGTGGAAACGGTCAGGGTGGACAGCGTGTATGGTGTACGTTGGTTTTCGGATAGTACTTTCCTCAAAGATTCTATTTACATAGAGTTGAGGGCGGAGAGGGACACAGTGTATAGGACAGAATATAGGTATCGGACACATTGGAGGGACCGCGTGGTGCATGACACATTGGAGACGGTCAGGGTGGACAGTGTATCAGTACCGGTTCCGGTGGAACGTAAGCTTTCGCGGTGGGAGGAAACCAAGCTGCATTACGGAGGATTTGCGCTTCTGGCTGTGGTTGTTTGTATCCTTATCGGATTCGGAAGGTTGGTGTACAGGCTGAAAAAGTAACGTTTACTCCTTCGGGGACGGGAGTATAAAAAAAGCCCCCAACGTTCCTTGCATTACCACATGACAAGACGCGAAAATAGCTCGCGCGTTGAGGGCTTTATGTCTTCATCGCGAGCTATTGTTGTATATAAACGCCTTGTCATGTGGTTTGACAAAGGTATGAATAAAAATTGAATATTGTATGTGTAAGGCAGATATTTTTAATGAGATTATTCAGATTGTCAGCAGGGAAACGGAGATTGCACCCAAAGTCATATTGTCGGGAAGCAAGGAAGCGGAGGTCGTCGATGCGCGTTACTTGCTTGTGTATTTCCTTTTTAAGGAGGGCTTCTACCCTTCCCAGATTGCATCATTGGTCGGCAAGACGAAACGGGCGGTAAACTATATGCTGTCTAACTTTTCTTCACGTGTGAGGTGTGGGAAAATGATGGGAATATATCGGGAAAGAATCGGGAATGAGTTGGGAAAGAATTGATTTTGAGTGACATAATGTATTTGTAGTTTTGCAGGGTCAGGATATGCCTGACCTTGTAACTATTAATTAAAAATACATTATGGAGAGAACTTATGTTTTTAATCAGGAGCCTTCGAGCGGCGGGGGCAACAAGTTTGACATCATGGCCATGCTTCCTAACCTGATGGGCGGCAAGGGAGTGGATCCTAACCTGATGGCGCTCCTTTCTCAGGGACGCAACAACCAGGACCAATGGGGAGGCTCATGGTGGTTTATCTGGATTATCCTGCTTTGGTTCTGCTGGGGCGGTAACGGATTCGGTTTCGGAGGACGTAACGGAGGAGGATTACCTGCTGAATTGAACGGTGATGTGGGTCGTGAATACCTGATGAGCGCCATTCAGGGTAACGGCAATGCCATTAACCAGCTCGCTTCTTCTTTGAACTGTTCCACACAACAGTTGCAGACGGCTTTGTGCAACATCCAAGGCTTGATTCAGGGGGTAGGGAACCAGGTGGGCATGTCCACGCAGCAAATCATCAACGCTTTCCAGAGCGGAAACCAAGCCATTCTCACTCAGATTGCCGACTGCTGCTGCAAGACGCAGACAGCTATTGAACGTCAGGGATATGAGAACCGTTTGGCAAATTGCGAAAGCATGAATACGCTCACCCGTACTATGGAGGGTAACACTCGCTCTTTGGCTGATGCTTACCGTGACGGTTTTAATACGCTTGTCGCCAAAATGGATGCGGCAGAGGCGCGTCGTCAGCAAGAGGCTTTGGCAGCCAAGGATGCGGAGATTTCCACATTGAAGGGTGAGATTTCACAACGTAACCAGAACGCTACCATCCTGAATGCCGTAGGACAGCAGATTGCGCCTTTGGCGGCAGGCTTGCAGGCTTTGCAGGGGGATGTGGATGGTATCAAGTGTAAGATGCCTCCCACAGTAGCGGTACCGTACCCGCAGTTGCAGGTATATAACCCGGAAACTTTCCGTGCGGCAGCTTTCGGTGCATACGCCGGAGACATGGCTTATGGCCGTAGCGGTTACGGTTGCGGATGTGGTAACAACTACTGGGGTTAATTCCGGTAAGAAAGGAGGTAGCTATGTGGCCTAACTTTTTTACAGGACTTCCCTTTCCGTTCCCGTCACTGGGCAGGGTGAATTTCAACACCCTCCCGACGGTGGCGGTCACGGTGGGCACGGAGAATGTGACGCTGGAGCTTCCCAACCATGCGTTCCGTAACAGGGACTATGTGGGGGGATTCTACATCAACCTCCGTCAGGCGATACCGGCCGGTACGACGGGCACGCTCCCCATACTGATAGGGACAAACGGTGACACCCGTCCGCTTATGGCTTACGGGGGTGAGCCGGTGACGGTGGCCAACCTTGCGGGAACGGGCATTTATGAAATCCATTATAACAAGTACACGAATGAGTTGTTCCTTGTCAATGGAGGATACAGGCCTACGACCGCCACGGCGGCACAGGCAAACGTGAGAACGGCTCCGGCTGGAGTGAACAAGTAATTAACCGGGGCATCGCAGGTTGCGGTGTCCCTATTTAAACAACAACAATCATGTTTCAGAATTTAAGGGCAAACAATCAGTTATTCATCCTTCATAAGGAAGCCAAGCATTATGTGGAGATAGGTTCGGTGGTGAGCGTGTCGGCTCCCAAGCCCAAATATCCCATGACACAGCCTTTCCCGTCACCGCAGATAGAAATGGTGGTGGACGTGGTGGCCAGTATCAACGGGCAGAATACGACGTTCCAGAACCTTCCGGCAGGCGGTGACATCGCGGACTTCGGACAGAACGGGAATATCGTGGTCTCATGTTCGCGGGATGCGATGAACAATGAAATCTCGATGATAAAACAGAAGAGTAGCGAGATTGTCAACAGCCGGGATTACCATCTTAATGTGATAACCGCATGCGATGAGATGCTGACCATGCTCAACCCTGAATTTGCGGAGAAACAAAGGCAGGAACAGGAGATTTCAAGCTTGAAAAGCCAGATGGCCGACATGAGCAAGAACATGTCCGACCTTATGGCATTGAACCGGCAGCTTATGGAACAGTTTGGCCTGAATGCTGAAACATCTAAAACCAAGAAATAATTATGGGAATGTGGAGTATTTTGGAAGAAGGGCGTGACGATTACGGATGCGGCTTCGGAATGAGAGGCGGCAGTGAACTGGAGGAGGCTTACAGGGAAGGTTGCCGGCATGGTTATGAAAAGGCCATGAGAGAGATGCACGGAGGAATGGGGTTCCGTGGTGAAGGCGGTTACAACGGTGGAGGAAGTTATTCCGACATGGGAGAACGCCGTATGCCGGGCTACTTTCCTGAGTATCCCCGAATGGATGAGATGGGCGAACGTCGGCGCAGACGTGCCAACGGGGAGTTTTATTAACATGGGAGGGGTGGAATGCCCCTCTTTCACTAAATCATAAATGGGTTATGGGACAAAGATTGGATACATACGACAGGCTTCCGTCAGGAATGAAAGAGTATCTTTCACAGTACGGGTGGCATTTCTCAAAAAAGATGTGCGAGTGGGCCGTATCGAAAATGAGGGTGTCGGATGATTCTTCATCTGCCGCATCTACAGGTAAGACACGTAAGCTGGAGGCAATGAAGAAGGATGAAGTCGAGGAACTTTTGAAGAAATACGGTATCAAACTGGAGAAGGATGCCGGATACGACTGCGTGTACGTGGCCAACATGGCGAAGGCGGATTATTACAAGAGCTCGATTGCCGACGAATCACATCTTGCGTTGTTCGTCAAGGATTATATTGATGATCCGGACGGATATGAGGGGTTGCCTTTCACGAGGTTTTACGCGGATTGCATCGGAAGCGGTACACCGATTATGTGGTCGGATATGTTATGATAGTGCAGGATTTCTACATACCGGAATATGACTGGAAGGTTCGGGTTTACTATGCCGTGACGACGTACTGGAAGTATGAGATTCTTCATGAGTTGAAAAGGATAGGATGCCGGGGTGGACAGCTTGAAAGGGCTGCCCGGAGCCTTTCTGAGGGCAATCCGGACACGGGGCTTACGTATTCTGACTTTTACGGGAGAGAGACGCTGGTGGTGATTTCGCTTACGTCCACCCCTGAGCAGTTCCAGAACTCATGGGACCATGAGAAGGGGCATTTGTGCCGGCATATCTCACAGGCGTTCGGGATTGACCCGTATGGGGAGGAGGCGCAGTACCTTAGCGGGTATGTGGGCCAGAAAATGTTTCCGGTGGCGAAGAAATTCCTTTGTGAACATTGCAGAAATAATTTAATAAAGAATCATGGATAAATTAAACATAAGAATTGAAGCAGCCCGTCTTGCCGTAGAAAGTGGCGCAGATAAAGAAACTTTTGATGAAATGGCAAAGGTTATTGAGAAATATATCATTGGAACATTGGATTTATCGGAATATGACAATCCGAATGCGACAATGGAGAAGGCTATGGATCTTTTTAAAATGAACCGTCATGAAGAAGAAAAAGCTTCCGATTTGGGAAAAACGGATGAAGTACGGATACAATGACAATTCTTTCTCCTGGATTTGGATATATTTGCTCACTTTAATATTCAATAGAACATGGAAGTAATGAAGGTATTGAAAGCCGTGTTCAGCGGCAAGAGCCGGGAGGATGTATATAGTATGCTTTCTGCGGATGAGAAGAGAATATTGAATGACATTGCTGCCCGTCATGGTGTGAGCCGGGGAATGCGAAGAAAACTTGAACGTGATGCGAGGAAGGGAAGACATTGATGAGCTGATTGACAGAACCGACAATATCCCGTATATGGATTATTGCCGGTTGCTGTCGGTACTGTATTGGAATTTGTGAGGACCAATACTATTGTTCATTTTATCAATCCATAAATTTTCAGCCATGACAGAATCTTATTGTAGATGAACTCCACATCATTACGGAAGTCCATATAGTTCTGATAAAGGAAGACCAAATTCGCACAATTATTAGAAATTGTGCTTTTAGCCTGAATGCCTAATACATTGGATAACTCGTTACGCAACCCGGAAGCCATCTTATCGCCTGCCAAAGAGGATGGAGAGTAAAGATATAATATAATGAAGATGAACTTTTTCCGTTGCATTACTGTACTTATGCCTTCATCGGACTTTTTGCAAATGATATTGGTGAACGTTTTATAAATTAGGGGAATAAGCTTCTTGTCTGATAGTATCGGTTTTATTAAGATGTTTTCTTCTTTGGACAAATCCGATTTTACGCTTCTGATTTTCCTAATGCGTTTGATTTTATCAAAATCCAGTTCCATGACACGATTATTTAATTAGAAATCCGTATATTTGTACCTAAATAATCGTTGGGGGGCCTGCTTGGTCGTGCGGGCTGGCTCCCTTTTTTATTTTCCATTTGTCTCCCGTCCCCACAGCATTGCATTGTAGAGTGAGGTGGCATAGAGTTTCACTTCCCAATTTTTGGAAAGATATTCGTTACCAAGGGCTGCAAGACTGGCTTTGTACCAGAGGTATTCATTTCTTTCAAGTTTCATATATTCCTTTATTTGTCCGGTTCAATAAATTCGACATCGTAGAGTTCACAAAGTTGCTCGAATGTAGCTTCCTCTAAATCATGGTCGAAGATGTGGAAACACCCAAAGTTGTAGTCGAAGTTCTGACCGTCACAGAATGTTTGCTTTTTCGCGAGCGCACATTCTTTGCTTTCCAAAGAGAAGCATACGATTTCGTTTCCTTCATCAAGGAGTTGTTTAAGCCAGGAATAGTCCCGGCTGGTTTTGTAGGGTATTCTTGCTTTTTCCATGAACAAATTGATTTGCATTCAAAAAATTATAAGTCATATCCTTCAAACAGCATCTGCTTACCATAAATCCTTGCGGCTTCGTGCTCCAACATACACCCTTTGCTGTATTGCCAGTCTTTGCAGAAGTACACGGCATCGCACTCCAGCAGGGCTTGTATATCACGTCCCATGTGTTCCGCGTAGGTGGCATCAGGGTCAGGCGACACATCTAGCGGAGAGACAGGGATATACCCTTTGTTTTCCAGTACGGATGAAACGAATATGCTCTTGGCTTCAACTTCATCAATGTCGCACCCGGTGATAGGTAGACTGATATATACTTTCTTTTTACTCATATTTTATTTACTGTTTTAGTTCTGCCACCAGAGCATCGGCACAAGCAGCCGCAAATCGAGCAACAGCTATAGGTATTGTATGTTTCTCGTTCTCTTTATATGTTGCTTCGGAACAAGCATAACCAACTTCATCTTCATCGCTTAGTATTCTTTGCATGGCCGCTATGGCCGCCTGTATGCGGACTTGATTCCAGTCGATGGTGTCTTCGCCATTGGTTTGTAAAAATTCAAGTTCCGACAGGGAATAGTAAATTCCACTGCAATCATCGCTTATATATGTTCGTTCGATACCGTTTTTACTAATCACGCGTTCTCTCGTTTCGTGGACATTCACTATATGCCCGTTTGATTTTATTCTTGCTTTCATATCCATTTTACTAATTCAAACTCATATACCCACACATAAGGATTGCTTTCCCATGTGCCTTTGCCGCTTATCTTGTCTATCAAAGCAGCGTAGGCTTCACGGGGTGTATCAAATAAATCCCCTGTTGAACACCAAGAAAAACCTTCTTGCTCATAGTAATTAATCCCCTCTGCCATACAATCAACATCAGATATATCTTGCAATCTCTGTATTCTTACTTTGTTGATGCGGATGCGGTGAAGCATATAATCTGCCCTGACAAACATCTTGTTGTTCCAACCTGCAAGTTTTGTTGGTTCAACACCTTCAAACTCCAGACAATCGTCCCATAAAGCTCCATAAGACATGTCTTTATAGCTTCGTGCAATGGCAACGATTTTCCCCTCCTTATAATGGCAATACTTGGATTTTCGTATATCAATAAAATCCCCATCGCTGTTTTCGTACACTAAAGTATCTTCCCTCTCATCCCAAACTAATGAGAAAAATTCCTTAGATATAATTCTTCTTGTCTGCGTCTTTCTTCCTTCCAATACAGCTTGTGTCAAGCCGTATTTGTCATTAAACATTATCTTTTTCATTTTCAATACTTTTTATTTCCTTGTTTGGTAACAAATCTTCAATGTATGCCCAACGTTTCGGTTGTATTTTATTTATTCCGTCCATAAATGAGAATCCGCCGCTGTGATAAAATTGACTGAGGAGAAAAAAACTACTACCTCCCGATTTTACCTCCACGAGGCATTGGGCGTTCCTGTCTTTGGGTCGTTCGCTTGCGTCGTGCCACACGGAGTTGATGTACCAGTTGGCACCATCAGCAAAAGCACGTTTTACATCTCTAACTTCTGCATAATCGCTTTCCTCTGCTTGGGCGGTATATATTGCCGCTGCTTTTTCAATCTGTTCTTTTGTCATATTAATCTCCTTTCTCCTTAATTCGTTCCAAAACATCCCTATTAGCTTCTAATATTTCATCAAAAGAAGGAATAGGCATCCACGCAATTTCTTCGTAATACATTGCCGATTTCGCCGCCAAATTTCCATTTATATAAATATTTTCCGATACAAAATATTTATCATGATGTTTCATTCTATTAAGAACTAATACTTTTTCTTTGGATTCCGGCAAACGTTCTTCTACACTTATCCACGAAAAATGTTTTTCCATCCATTCTGCACCAGCTTTGAAAATATCCGCACCAAATTCAGAAAGTGCATGTTCTCTCCCTGCCTCATAATTATCTTCTTCGTTATTAATTATGGTATAATCTATATGGTAATCTAAAAGGTTCTCAATATAGATTTTTCCCGCTTTTTCAATATCTTCTATTTTCATTGTTTTATCCTTTCATGCGTCCTAAAAAGCACAGTTCTAATACATCGTGTTGCCGACCTATAACAGCAAACTCCAACATATCATTATCATCCGCAAGGTCGTTTATTCTCAATAGCGAATAATAGCCCCCATAGGGGCTTACATATTTTTCTTGTGAAATATCATCCATAATACGTTTATTATCTTGTTTGCCAAAATAGGAATTAAGGCTTTTCAAAATATGCTCCGTCACGTACTCCGGACTACACATGGCTATTTCTTGTCTTCTTAATGCGTACTTCATAATTCAAATAGTTCTTTTTGTTTATATACATTGCCGTTTTTCAGTCTCACTTCGCCCAAACACTCTTCCCGAAAGCGTTTTTCCTGCGCATCGAAATATTCTTTGTCTATCTCGGTTCCCCAAAAATCAAAGCCCATTTTGTAAGCGGCTATCCGGCTGCTCCCGCTACCCAAATGAGTGTCAAGGAGCCTATTACCGGAACGAACGAACTTTTTCAGCAAGAAGTGATATAATGCAACTGGCTTCTGTGTAGGATGAATCTTTGTTTCTTTGTTAGCTCCACCGGTATTGGATAGACGGATGAGGGAAGCCGGACAATCGAAAGATGTCCATGCCAATTCAACTTGGGAGAAGTTTTCCCACGGTTGCATCTTATCCCAACAGACAATTCCACGGCTCGGTGGTAAATTGAAGTAATTGCCTCCCCATATTATCTGGTTCCGGCTGACCCTGAACAATTCGTCAAAATACTCTTTGGAAGGGGGAGAAAAATCCCAATCACATGACATCATGTTTAATGCCCGGCTTTTTAACTTTCCGGCACCCCTATTCAAACGTCCCTTCTTCAATCCCTGCGCAACGCTTTCACCATTATAACCTCCATGTTTACGGTTCATGTTGGTACCCATATTCATATTCGGGGCATTAATCCCATAAGGAGGATCAACGATGGCCAGGTCAAAGAACTTGTCAGGAATAGATTTCATGTATTCCATGCAGTCCGTGTTATATACTTCACTTATTGGCATAATTCTATTGCTTTAAATATCTCATAGGCTACCTGCGGAACTATTGCGTTTCCGTAGGCTTTCACGGATTCTTGCCTCCATTTAGAAAAGGTAATACCGTCCAATCTACCGGAAATCCCATCATCTCCGATACAAATCGGGGATTGAGTTGGGAAGTTTTGCCACGTTGTGCGTATACATCCGAAAGATTGTTTGTTAAATGATTCCTTTTTCGTCTCTGAATGCTTTCCATAGATGCGCTCCCCTTGTAATCCCTTGCTGTTGGTGTCGGTAACATCCCGTGAAAATCCATCCAATCCGTTAAACCGTTCGCACCGGCCTCCCCTTTGTCCCGACATCGCAGCCCTTTCGCGCCTCTCTTTTTCAATTCTGCAACTCGTTCCGCATGATGTATATCGGTCGCCATCGGTGTGGGAAGAAGTTCCAACGGCATAAATTCCGTTTTCCCCTGTGAATTGCATCGTTTCAGTCCCTGCGTTTGTACGGTGGGCAATAAACCAAATTCTATCCCTTCTGTGCGGCGCTCCGACGGCACAAGCCGGAATAAGTAACGGTTGGACGGCGTATCCTTCACGTTCAAGGTCTCGACAAATGGTTTCGATAACATATTCTTGTCGGTGCAATACTCTTTTTCGGTAATCCTCTCCGAATAGAGAGGCCTGACCTCCCACTTCAACCTCCGCACCGGGCTGTACCATCGTGAGGATTCCAGCAACATTCTCACCAACGACCCAAGTTGGCCGGATTTCCCGTATAACCCGGAGCATTTGAGGCCAGAGGTAACGGTTATCATCCGCTCCTTTTCTTTGTCCGGCCAAGCTGAAAGGCTGGCAAGGGAATCCTCCGGAAAGCACATCGATTTACCCCCGCCATTCCTTAAATATTTGTTTTGTAATATCTCCATAATGCACACTATTAGGGAAATGATACTCTAAAACCTTACGGCAAAAAGCATCTATTTCGCAATCAAAAATATTAATCCATCCCAATAAGGCGGCAGCATAATCAAAACCACCAATTCCACTAAATAAACTTGCATGTGTCAAGTGCCTATCCATCGATTCCAAACTTAATCTTAATCAGATTGATGATGGCTTTATATTGCTTTTCATAGATTGTACCGGCATGTGTCTCTTTCACTTTCCTTTCAAACTCTTCGATGCTCCCACGGAAACAGCCACACCTTATTTCGACTTTATTTTCATTTGTCATATAAGCATGCGTATGTCGGTTGCATGAACCGAAACAATCAAAGCCACAATGCATATGGTCATTCTCAACCCGAGCATCGCCGGACACCCAAGCATCGCCGGACACCCGAGCATCGCCGTACACCTGAGCATCGCCGTACACCTGAGCATTGCCGGACACCCGAGCATCGCCGGACACCTGAGCATTGCCGTACACCTGAGCATTGCCGTACACCCAAGCATCGCCGTACACCCAAGCATCGCCGGACTGAGAAAGGTTCTCTTCTTTTTCCACATACCCACCTAAATCACCCTCATTAGCATTTTTGAAGGCTTTGGTACACTTGATTTGGAACAGTTTGATTCCAAGGGCATTTATCACAAAGTTGTCTGTTAATTCAAATTTCTTTTCCATCACTGTTTCTGTTTTTCGTCTAAAAAATCAAAAGCATCGTCCACTTCAAGCCTAAGCCCAAGTTTAGAAGGAAAGGACTTGATGTAGTTGTAGAATCTGAATGCAAGCTCATCATCGTCACCGCACCTGTCTATCAGCGTAAGAAGGAGTGCATTCGTAATGTCGGCATCATGCCCGAAATTTTCCTGGGTTGAAGATTCCAAATGGGCAATATCCCGTTTTATGCACCTGATGGCATGAATGGCGGTGTTATAATTCCGCTTCACATCGTGACGCAGGGCGCAACCTTGCTTCTTGAATGCTTCCTGCATATCCATGAGGTTGGTTTCCAATACATCGGTCAGTACGTACACGATGTTGGTCAGTGTATTTAAGTTGTCTGTTCCTTGTTGCATGTCAAAATAATGTTTTTTTGGGGATTTTGGATAATAAGCGGATGCTTGGGCTAATAGCTTTCACCGCTTGACGTGGATGCGGTGAGGGGGATGAAATAACGGCATGAGGCATCCTTCGGGCGGACTTCCTTGTAATCCCCGTGGCGGCCTTTCACGTGCCAACAGCGGCATTTGTACTCCCCTGCGGAATAATGCACGCATTCGTTGCAATGGCAAGAGGGGTCATAGGGGCCATAGTAACTGGGCTTTTCTTTCTCCCGTGGTTCGTGCAACGTTTCATCCCGCTTGACGGCCTTCTCCGGTTTCCGGTTGGCTGGATTCCTTTTCTTTGGCGGGGGAGTACGGCGTTTAAGACCGATCGAGCTTGCCTTTTGGTATATCCCTTGCAACGTGTGCTTGGACAGCCATGCGGAAATCTCGCGTACCGGCATGGTACCGTAATGCGCCTGAAGGAACTCCAGTTCCGCAGGTGTCCATTGGTTTTCTGAATAGTTCATGTTAAAACGATTTTTTGAACCTGATTTGTATGAATCCCCTCCGTTCCACCTCGCGGAGCAATTCCATATCCTCATCCCGTATTTCGACCTGCGTTTCCTTGTTGACGGTCATGCCCCAAGGGATGCCGAAACGCTTCCTGATGCGGGCGCGTATGGATTCGTCTTTCGTTACCCAGTAAATAGTCAGTTTCATGGTGGAGTGAGTTGTCTGAGGGCTTCTTTGTCGCCATCGGCGGCACGTCGGCGAAGTTCTTGCACTAATGATAAGCTTGTATGCCCTTTCGGCGGGACAAATCTCCTGCGCTCGATTTCTTCAGCAAGCTTGTTGCGGTTGATTAAATCAAGCTCCTTGTTGCGTTCAGGAACAAACTCCTTGAAGAAAGCGTTACCTATACGCCGGGAATCAAATGCGCCGTATGAGTTATCGTATCGGCCAGCCTTGTAGCGTGCGAAGAACAGCATGACTTCGGACATCTTGAATCCGGATATTTGGGATGAAAACGACTGGCAGAATATGACTATGCCGTCTACAATGCCCTTTTCACGACTACTGGAAGAACCGAACAGGGCAGACACCTGTGTGTCTACCCAATAGGCGGAAGTACCTCCCCCATAAAGCGCGTCAAGCTGCAACAGTGTGGGACAATCTGCCATATACGCCTTTTCTGGATTGCTTGCGGCATACCCCCATTGCATCGGGGAAAATGCACACACTATCTCAGAACGGCCTTTCCACTTGGTCAGCCAAGCCCGCTTCGAGGTCAAGCTTATGTTGTTGCAAACGTTCAAGAGCATAGGCGTTTGCTTCTTGCTTGCTTGTATAATTGCTCCGATTTGCTGTTCCATGATTGTTTCCTGTTAATCCAAATAAGCCAGACCAGTTGTTGGCCATTGACTGCTCAACCACATTACGGGCTGTATCAGGGTTGTTTCCGCTTAACGTGAGAAGTTTCTTATAGCATGCTTGCAAGGACTTTTTCGATTTGTAGCTTTCACGTTTTTCCTGCTTGTATTTTAGCCATGTCTCAAATATGTCCTTGAAATCATCCGACACAAAGCTTATGTCCGGCAGCTTTGTGCCCTCTTTGGCCTTTAATGCCGCCTCTCGCTTTAGTAGTTCCTGTTCCCGCGCATTCAATTCCGCCTCCCTTTCCGAAAGCGTATCTTCATCCTGATTTAAATCCTGCCCACCTTTAGGGGGGCTTATGGGGGGATAATTATTCTCATTTACATTATCATTTACATTAGGTTCGACTTTGGTTCCGGTTTGGTTACCTTTTGGTTTCTCTTTGGTTTCCGTTTGGTTATTGTTTGGTTTGCCTTTGGTTTCCCCTTGGTTCGGCCTGCCTCCCTTTTTTCCATTCTCAAACCGTTGGTTGTTGACATCTATTTGTGTCTTTGCCATAGCCAGCATGGCTTTCGCTATCGGCTTCAGTTGTCCAGTAGTTTCTCCTGTTAAGCCATACTCTATTATGGCTGTGAGCACGTCTCCCTGAACATCTCTCGGCAGATTCTGAATCGCCTCCCACCAACTATCATAAAAAACAAAACTTGTCCTCATATCTTTAGAATCTCACATTGGTTAATTGCCTGTTGCCGGAATATACTGCCCACTTTCCATTTCCGCCGTCCACGAGGCGCAAATCCTTGACTTCCCCGAAACGCCTGATGTTTCCGCAAAGGTCTACAAACCATGCACTTTCCTTATTCAGATGCGGACGGATGCACCGTCCTACGATTTGGTAGTACAAGGCAAGCGACATTGTAGGTCGTGCCATGACGACTGTATCAAGCTCGGGGTAATCAAATCCTGTCGTAAGTACCCCGACATTGGCAACAACAGGAATATCGCCTGCCTTGAACGCTTCGAGAATCCTCTCACGCTCTTTCTTGGGGGTGTCACCCGAAACGATGGCCGTTCCGGGAATGGACCATGTGAGCCGTTCGGCTTCTTTCAGGAAACGGGTGAATACCAATATACCTTTTCGCTTCACTCCGCTCTTAGGATTAAGCAGGCGTTGAACAATGCTCACCAAGAATCCGTAGAAGTCGATACGTTCGTATTCCTTGACAACTGACTTGTCAGTATAGTCAGCCCCTTTCGTATTCACTTTCAGGTTGAGTTCGTTCCATCCGATAGGATTCATGGCGTAGTAGTCCAGTTTCGCCAGATAGCCCATATCAAGCAGGGTGGAAATCTGTACCTGATAAATGACTTCCGAAAATACACATGGGCGTGTCCGGGTGATGAATTTCAACATAGAGCCGTAATCACGGCTTGAAGAAAGTCTATATGGTGTAGCGGTCAAACCAAGTACTTTGCATTTCAGAATCGAAAGGAATGATTTGTACATCCCTTCTTTGGGATTCACCAAATGGCATTCATCTATGATTATATTCTGAAAGTGCTGAAAAAGTTCAGGATGATTAATCACGCTGCCTATGGTGGCAAAGGTTATTCTTGAAATCTCCTTTCGCCCGAACGATGCTGAATAGATAGAGCAATCGAGTACGCCATACGAACATAGCTTCAGGTAGTTTTGTTCCAAAATCTCTTTCGAGGGCTGGAACACCAGCGTATGTCCGTTGAGCCTTGCCGCTATGTCGGCTATCACAAGCGATTTTCCCGCGCCGGTGGGCAGCACCATGATGGCATTGTTCTTCTTCGCTTTGTTGGCAAAGAAACTGACTGCTGCATCACTGGCTTTCTGTTGATAATCACGTAGCTTGTACATATTAATCGTTGAAATAGGTAAGTTCAAATTCCGTATCGGTAAATTTTTTCATTCTTGGCATTTCAGGGTTTTCACGTAAATGAAGTTTCTCATAAATTTCTTTTGGCTTCATGTTAGGATGCTTTCCTCTTATTCTGCAAATAATGCTGCTACCACTTGCTACATAGATATAGCCAAATTCACCATCTTTAAGTTCATTAAAGCGTTCTTCCTCTGTTTTATGCTTATATACAAACGGGGCTTGTTTCCTATTCAGATGATATTCGTATTCTTCTTCTGATGCACTCCAGCCACACTTTGGGCAATATGAAGTTTGTGTGGTACAATAGGAGCAAGGAGGATTAATGTGGCAGGTGCATTCTCCTTCTTTCTCATGCTCGTCAATGATTCCATTACATCCGTTCCTATTACATTTCTCTCCTTTGAAATATCCTAAATCTTTCATATTCCTTTCTCCTTACTTAGTTTATCCCCCAAAGCCTTGTAATACTTGGTGAGTTCGGTTAATTCAAAATCAGCATACTTGCGCATTTGGTTTTTCATGGATTCCAGTATAAGGACGCGCTTTTCGCCATATTTGGCAATAAGTCCTTGACGGTATCCTTGAATGTTGCCCTCCATGAAGCGGTTGCACTTACGGCATTGGGCGTTGCAATTCATTTCGTCAAACCGTGTGCTCATGTGCTGCCTGTTTATGTAATGGCCACAATCAGCCTGCTCGTATGGCTTTATCTGACCACACGAGATGCAACGGAAATATCCGTTTGGCATTGCATCACGAAGCCGGATATAGCGGCTGAAGACTTTATCGAGTTTGGCTACCAAATCCGGCTTCTTCTTTATCTTGATGCCCGCCTTGTCGAATAAAGGCAAGGGCTTTTCTTTCTTCTTTAGCTTTCTTTTTATATAGTATGGCATTCTATTAATGGTTTACATAGTTCAACAACTCGTTTGCAATCCTCCACATCAAACATCCCTATGTGGCAAAGCTCACGTGGTATATCCAGTTGATTAGATAGCCATAGGTAGGCTTTATTTCTGTTAGATGTGTTGGGTATATTTTTCTTCCAAATCTTGTTTATAAGGTTTGTCTTGGCTATCTGGTCAAAATAGAAGTGGGCTTCTTTCTTGGCTTCCCTAAGTTCCGCATTTGCCAGACGTCCTAATGCTTGGTCTGTGCCCTTGTGGACACCAACGTATGCCTTGCAATCACGGCAGAGGTAAATCATGCCGTAGGAGCGTCCGTATATAACGGAACTGTCTACGTATTCGGTAGGCTTGCCGCAATAAGGGCAAATCTTTCCTGTCAGGATTTCGTTCATTTTTCCATCAAAGCATCTATAACATCTCCTATATCTTCGCAATCAGTAACATCTTTAAAAGAAATGTAGCGGTTATCACAACCATAGTCATCACCTGAAGGGCTGTCACCTATAAAGGGGATTATTTCTTCAAGATTATCCTCTTTAATTGCTTTTATCCAGTATTATTTTCATCGCTTCAAGCGCGATGTGGTCTCGTGATATGTTACTTTCATTCATAATCAAATAAATTCTTTATTACGTTCTACTTCTAATTCCATTAATTGTATCAGCCTTTCTTCATCGGGGCTTGGGATATAGACACCGGCATTTGATGAACACCAGTTACGGAAACGGTCTACCGTAAGGGAAAATTCCGAACTGTCCAATTCGGAGGAACTTCGCAGGTATTTCACACGGCCAAGGTATTTGTCTTCCCTCTCCCTTATGAAAGTATCGGGGTTACAAAGTATCTTGTAGTAGTTCCTCTTCACATACTCCATGGTTTCGCCGATTTGGCATCCGAAGTATGAAAGGCAGACGTGAAGGTATTTGTTGGCCTGAATGCTTCTTTGGGGTTTCTTTTCAGTCAAGTCAAATATCTTTTTGTCTTTGATGAGCTTTTCTAATTTTGCCCTCGCCTGCCGGGCATGAAGTTCATTGGAACCGTCGTACCTCATAGGCTATCAGAAAGGCAAGTCGTCAAGAGGTGATACGCTTGGGGCTGCGGCCACCTGTTCGGGAGTGGGGGCGTTCGGTTGCGACTGGTAGGTTTGAAGATCTCCAATGAAGTAATTCTCACCGTCCTTGCGTTCCTCTTTTTTGGGGGAACAAGAAACGAAGTGGGTATACGTCCTGTCGCCAAAGGTTGAAGGTTCTTTCCTTTCCCCCACAAAGATGTTCAGGAATATACGCTCCTTGCCATCCTTGCACATAATCTTTTTCATCTGTGAGCGTGGAATGTCGCTCAGGCAGATACTTCCATATAAGCTGCTCATTTTCTAATGTTTTTATGTTACTATTTCACTTTTAAAATCACACTTCCTGAAACTTTGGTTTTGATGAGATAAGCTTTGTAAAGGTCGGGATGGTCGGCGGCAAAACGTTTCTTGTCGAAATCTTCCCTTTCGCTGTCTTCCTTGCGTGTAAAAGATACCCTGTCACCGACCCACTTGCTTACACCGGCATTCTGCATCTCGAATTTTACGCCATCGGCCAGTTCCTTTTTCTTTTCCGACCAATATTTATATTGCCGGTCGATTTCGGCTATGGCATCTTCCATGGCGGCATATTTTTCCGGAAGGCTTTTGTCCGTGACGGAAGGTGCATAAGGGTTGGTGAATTGCTCACCGCTCACTTCGTGTTCCATCAATGACACCACCACGTCATCCGGAATGCGTTCAACTTCCACGAGTTCATGTCGTTCTCCGCGTAGCCAGATAGCATAAAGGTGGAGGACTTTCGCTCCGGGGTTTTGACGTTCAAAAAGGTAGGCGTAGATGGAAAGCTGCCACCTGACGTATTCCTTGTCAAGTTTATAAGTAGTCTTTATGTCAGCCAATATAAATGTTGATTCACCATCCCTGTAAACTTTGTCGATGCAGCTCGCAAAGTGTACATTGTCTGACACAAGGTATTCGCTTTCCTCATGCCGCAAGCCGTATGTATCTTTTAACTCCTTGTAGCCTATTGCCTCTGGGCTTTCATGTTCCACACCCAGACTGTCCACCAACTCACAAACCGAATGGATGAATGAGCCGCGTTCAGCGGCGTTACGCATCGTTTCCTCATCCACACCGTCATACTTACTGGGAAAAAGTTGCCGAGAAATCATTCCGGTTATCCCATCAAGCATCCGGCCATCCGGTGTTAAGTAGGTGTGGGTGGCCGGATAAAACACGACCTTGGACTTTTTAAGCTTGTACATAAGGCACCTCCTTTTTCCTTGCACCCATACGCTCCATGAAAGCCTTGTCGGCATGGAGCATGGTATATTTATTGTATATCTTAGAAAGTTCTGCCGTGTCTTTGGCGGCATCTATCTCTTGGAAAGCCGTGTCCCTGTTGTAGGAAAGCCCGTCGTCCTTACCATCAGTGTTGGTGTCGTCGCTGTCTTTAGTGTCGTCGCTGTCTTTAGTGTCGTCGATGCAAAACATTCCGTTCAGGGCGTACTTCCGAGCGTATGAAGAAGCCGCGCCCGTCACCTGTGAGCCGTCCATACCTTTCTTGCTTTCTTCTTCACGAGCATAAGCAGTAGTCGATACGATTTCACCGTTTTCATTCTTTAATGTAACGGTGGCCTTTACATATATGCGCGTGCCCACAAGAACCATGTCGTCGGCAATCGTAAGTTCGCACTTATGTTCATACAATAGGGGCTTCAATGCCTCCAGTATGTCCTCGCAACTCCGGTACTTATACTTCCCGAAGTTATTCCATTGCCCTTTGGGGGCTTTCAGGTTGTATTGGATTTCTATTAGTTCTTTCATTTTACTTCCATTTCTGATTTGAGGAATTTCTTCAGGTCACGTCCATAATAAAACGGGCAACCATCCGCACCTGTGATAATTATTTTATTGTCATCTATACAACGGACTGTGGTCCAATGCCCACTTCATATCCCATTCGCATTCTTCCTCACGTTCCATTACGGATTCTTCCAAATGTACCTCGTTCATTACTTTTTCAGTACTTATGGAATCCTTTATTGATTGGGACAAATTAAAAAGCTCCATATTGGATAAATTTCCCAAAATGTCTACATCCAAATCTCCGGATAGGCTGTCATAAAAAACCTCAACCGAATAATGACCGGATTCAAGCCGGACGACAGACCTTCTTGTGTCATAGTCGAACATTCTAATGAGTTCATCCTCTATGGACGATGCCAGGTTCTGTATTTCAGTCCTTTTCATTGATAATTTTCAATATAGAAATCCGCTATCATCTCGTCAGAAGGCTCATGCCCTTGCATACGAAGGCTGTCCACGATGTCTTCGTAAATATCTTCCGGCATGGTATATATTACCTGTGAAACCATGTCGGAATACCCGGCACGCATGAAAGCATATACAATGCCCAAAGAACATAGTATGTAAAAAACCTTTTTCATGACGCTCCATTTATATTATACGGTTACGCTCGAAAAAACGGTCTAAACTTTGTAACTCATACCATATCATCCGTCCCCTCTTGGCAAATTTCACTTCGGCATTGTTTTTCAATTCACGAAGGAATCTTTCACTACATCCAAGATAAGCCATTGCTTCCTGCATCGAGAGCCATTTCTTTTGAACCGGCTCAACTTTCATAATTCTTCTTTGTGCCATAATTTTAGCTTTTAAGTTTTAGTTCTCCTCAACCCAACAATAGGTATTTAGCGTTTCCGCATACCGGAATTTTACCGGAGGAGATTGGTTTGAAAGGCGCACTTCCAATGAAGTAAAAGAAAAATCGTCACACTTAAAACTTACTTTGATATTGGAGGTGCGCCGGAATTATTCTATATTTGCAGCGTCACATTTAAAACTTATGATTACAAATAGAATTTCAACAAATTTATACGTTGCGGAAGACCCTCGTTTTGGCAACTACAACAAGGATATTGTCTACCGCCTATTACAACAAGTCCAAATTGATTTCTCAAATTGGATAGGAAATGATGTATTCCATACAAGTGATTGCATAATATCATACAAGGATGAATGCCCTACCATATATGATAATGGTCAAATTGGCCATAAGATATGCTTACATGTAAGTGGTGACGACTGGTGGCGTTGGGTTTACCAATTCTCTCATGAGTACTGCCACCACCTGATTAACGGCACAATGTCCGGTGATATATCAGGGATGATATGGTTTGAGGAAGCTATTTGCGACCTTTCGGCAATCGCCCATTTAAAAAGGCTAATTGTTCTTTGCGATGTTCTTCGGATAGATAGCCTTCTTTCGTATAAAGATTATGTAATCCTCTGTCTTCATGCGAACCTTGGTTCTGCTCAAAAAAACTGTCGGGAATATCTAAGGTCAAATATGGCGACACTCGAACAACCCGTGTACCAACGGGAAATTTACTCAAATCTATCCGCGACAATTCTTCCGTTTTTTGAAGAGAACAATCATCTTTGGAAGATAATCCTCCATTTTGGGGACATGCGCAAGTGGGATTCCCTTGAAGATTTGTTTGACCATCTTCTTCATACTTCTGACGATAGCTATTCCGTTTCATTACGAAAACTTTATAATCTGTTGTTATGAACTTAATTTGCTGTGTTCCACCGCGCCAATCCGATTGACGGCATCACGCCTTTTGCGGTGGATTATGTGTATCATGAGTTTCGGCGGTAGCGTGCTCGCGCCCCAATGCGATATACTTGATGGGATAAGGTGAAATCCCGCTGTCCGCTTTCTCTTTCAGCCTTCCGCTTGGGTGGTTTCTCCGCGTTTCCGCTCGCCACCATTCCGGCATGACTGATGTTCGCAATATGTCAAAGAACTGGATTTTGTGCACCCACAGGCCAATTCGATTGGTAGCTTCACGCCTTTCTGTGAGTTTTTGTTTGTTGGTGCAAAGTAAATAGTTTTATTGTCATAAAACAAATTATTGAAAATAAATATATTTACTATTAACCTTTATTAGTAAATAATTCTGTTTACATCGCTAAGAATGGTTTATCTTTGCAAAAAATTGCAGTCATGACACGGATAAAAGAAATATTAAAAGAGAAAGGTATTACCGTACAAGAACTTGCTGACATGCTTGAAATAAGCAGGCAGGCATTAAGTAAGCAAATACAAGGTAAAATGCTTGTTGAAACAGCCCAAAGGATTGCTTCAAAGTTAGATGTACCTTTATGGCAACTATTTGCTTCTCCAAAAGATGTAAATGGAGCATCCGGTGTTATTTCGTGCCCACACTGCGGAAAGCCCATCACCATCAAAGCCGAATAAGATTAAAAGTAACTTTTGCCTGTTATCCTGAAAACCATCTTACCTTAATGGCATTCGCCTAAAGGATAAGGCTGAGATTATCCAAGTATTAACTTAAATAATTCACGCCATGGCAAAAGTTACCGTGAGGGTTAGAACTACTGTGAGGACTTCCGTACGCACTACCGTTCGGATTCGCAGAGGTTAAAAACCCTGGGAGTGGCGAAAGCCGCTCCTTTTATGTCTCATTTACTTTTGCACCAACAACAAGTCAAAGAACTCTTTTTAAAGCGAAGCCCAACAGGTGAACATCAAAACGCCAATTTCAAAATCACCTTGTGAGTTGTCGGGCTATCGCTTTTTTATTAACTTTGTATCGCCAACTTCAAATTTTACTGTTATGAACAAATTCTTACTTATCGAGGGTAAAACATACCCTTGCTATGTGAATCCTGAACATATTACGTTTGTTGAACGTAAAAATCAAATGACTTACATTCATCTGGTTTCAGGTGAGGTTATTGAATCCGTATCGCCAGTTGAAAAGGTTGTTTCATTACTGAGCCAACGATAATATTCCTTCGTAAAGTCATCACAGGCTCTGACTATTAGCAACTTGTCTCTCCATGTATGGATTGGAGAACTGTAAATCCAATCGAACAATTCCGTTTGGATAGGTTGTTTTGTGTCGATTGCTATCTTTACGAGCTTTCTTTTTAGCCATTTCTTCAGAAGGTGTTTCATACTCATTCCTCCTTGTCTAAAGTTCTTTCTTGCAACATCCTTTTGAACTCGTTGACGTATTTTCGAGCTTCATCTTCCGTACGGAAATAATTGCCTGAATTCCAGAGACCATCGTCAGTTGAATCAAATACTTCTCTATGGCTGAAAATTCCAAATACATTGTCAACGAAATAATAGCGTTCAAATTCTTTCGCCCTCCAACGTTTAGTTTCTATTTCTTCCGTTTCGGGATTCCAACGAAGCCCTTGTTTTTCCAACGCCCGAAATATCGGATATGTGCATTCTTTCTCTTTCATTGCCTTAGTTTTTTTAAAGTTCCTCAATCTGTTTCTTTTCTCCAAATATGCTTCCTCAAGTACCACAAAAGGAAGATGTTCTCCACTGTGCTTATCGCCCATGCGATGAACAATAAGATGAATCCCGTACTCATAGTTTTCTCTCATCAAACATTGGATCGTTTGATCCATCGCCCCATTTTGAATGTATCATCACAATATCATGCGAAAGTATCTGGAATACAATAGGGTCGTCGTCAATCATAGGTTTTGGGGCAGGAATTTCTTCATAAGAAATTTGTATCTTACTCATTAAATCGGGTGATGCTGCAATAAGCATCTGTTTAGGATGAAGAAATGTATGATCTACGTAAATACCTGATATATCCAATCCAAATAAGTGTCTTTCTCGTATTTGCCTAGAACCATATAATTTCATTATATCCCCTAGGGAACATTTACGAAAATGGAAATGGCTTAAATCATCCTTCATCTTTTCAATCTGATTCCTATAATTTGTACCTTTCCCTTCAATGACAGTAATTTTTTTAAAAGTGTATACCTCATGTTCAAAGTACTGCGATATATTATACTCTCCATTGCTAACTATTTCTAAAGCAGCATCTATTTCTTTTAAGTTTTTATCGGGAACCTCTCCTTTAAATTCATCAAGCGTCCCACATACAAGCCCGTATTTTCTGCACAATGCCTTGAAATCCTCCAACTTCATAAACATGCTGTTTGGGAAAATAGGTTTGAGATAATTTAATAATTCAACCTCTTTATACATATCATCTAAAGCAACAATGTCTTTGTACGTCTTACTGTTGGTTAATCCCAATTTTTCAAGTGCGGATTTCTTTTCTGAATTATCTGCAAATTGAATTGATGACATACGTTTCATGTATTCAATACACATGGTTGCAATCATCAAGTGGAATGCCGCTACGGATGTTTCTTCGCTTTTACGTGTGTTTTTTACAGGAACTAATGTTTCTGCGTTAGTAGTACTCCAGTCTGCTGTTATATCAGGTCTTTTACCAACAACCCTGTCCATCCATTTTTTGAATGATTCCATAGCTATTTATCTTTTATGATTTGACTTCAAATAAAAATTTCTTCAACTCCTCCCGTATCGCGTTGATTTTGGCAAGGTACTTTGGTCCTACATTACGGTAGCTCATCAATTCTTCGTCCGTTACCTCAAACAGCCGCTTTACATCAATGGTAATCTTGTTTATATCATTACGGGAATGTCCAATGATGTCCATCCGACACAATAGTAACCCGTTCCCGTTCATATAATAGAATTTCTTTGCCATAGCCTTACTGTTTCCGCGTCACAATAAAATCAGGGTACTCCGAACGGGTTGAAAACCGCATGTCCGTAACTGTTTGTATCTGACCAATAGTTGAGCGTACGGATAATGCCCTCCAAACCGGAAACGTTTCCTTGTCCCCCACTTGCATTCTCTTCAATGTCGGACCAATCGGCTTTTTTTCTACTTCTTTTTCCATATTTATTTCTTTATGATGCAATGCTATTTGCGTTTTGTTTATAACTTTATAGTGCAAAGATATGCAGTTCGCGGATACAAAACAACAATCTGCGGATACTTATATCTACAATTTGTTTACTTTAACATTTTATGGTATGCGTAAATCAGAAATGCTTGAATGCCTAATTAATTATTACACAGATGGTAATAAGGCAAAATTTTCAACCCATATCGGGGTTAAGCCACAAACTGTTAGCGCGTGGCTATCGCGTAATACATTTGATGCAGAAGTTATTTATGAAAAATGTGAAGGTGTATCAGCAGATTGGCTCCTAAGCGGGAAAGGAGATATGATAAAGACAGACAATCAACAATTTGCGGATAATGAAATTGAGATTCATTCTCTCAAAAAAGAAATTGAGAGACTTAAATCTTTAAAAAATCCACAGAATGGGGATAAGTTATATGAGCTATGTAAAGATTTAATATCTAACTATCGACAAAGAGACATCATAATAGACAAATTAGTATCAATGACTGAAACGAAATAAAAAAATGAAGTGTGCAATATGGACTTGCATTTTTTAAAAGATGTGCCAACTATTATGTGGTGTATATTGGGTATTATCATATTGGCTATTGTTGTTCTTTGGAGAAAGAAAGACTTTAAAATTGGAGGACTATTTAGTGCTAAAACTCCCCAAAAAGAAAAAGATACATTTAATAATGTTTTAGGGCATATAAATTTAGGCGATAATAGAGATGGACATATTGGAGATGTCTATAATACGTATTTGGAGATACCTAAAGAAGCAATAATAATTGGAGAATTATGTATAACTAAAACTTGTAAAAGATTAGTGGTAAAAAACATTGGAGACGGAGATGCGCAAAATATAGATTTTGTATGTTCGGATCTTGATGTCCTTCTTAATAATGAGAGAAAGAAGTTTCCAATAAAAAGTTTACCTGCAAAAACCTCTATAAGTGTTAGGGTACTCTTTTTGACACGTTCACCATCTATGTACGAAGTTGAGTGGATATACGAAGATTCAAATAGGAATAAAATAATAAAAAAACAAACCATAATAAAATAATTTAATGTTATGAAATCAGCAGAAAGAATCCAGAGTATTATAGAGAAGGTGGTTTGAATTTGAAAAATTAATATGAGTTTTATAGCAAGGGTTTATAGAATAATGATAGGTGCACCATCTGACATAAAAGAGGAAGTGCAGATAGCAAAGGATGTTATAAATGAATGGAATTATGTACATACAGAATTACATCATAAAGTTTTGCTTCCTTTACATTGGTCTATTAGTGCCTATCCGAATAGTGGAAAACATCCACAAAAGATCATTAACGAGCAAGTAGTTGATAAAAGTGATTTGCTTATTTGCATATTTGGTTCAAAATTAGGAACTCCCACTGATACTGACATAAGTGGAAGTGTAGAGGAAATTAATGAGCATTTAAAAGCAGGAAAAGATGTAATGATATTCTTCCGAAAGAACTTGGAAATAGAGTCTTTAGATGATATGCAGCAAGTTGAAAAACTTTTAAAGTTTAAGGAAAGTATAAAGGGGAATGCGCTATTTGAAGAATATGAAAAAAATAGTTTTAAATCAATATTGAGCCAAAAACTTCAATTATTCTTAAATAACACATGGCTTAATCCTAATTATGAACCTAAAGAGATAGAGCTAGATGTTGTAGAAATAAAGTTGGATAAAAGCAATTTAGATATACCTTATAATGGCACCGCTTATCTTTCTGTTGATGGCATTGAACTTGATAAGTGCAACATAAGAATAGAAGATGATTTTTATGCCTATGCAAGCACCAGTAATGATAAAATAGAAATAAAGGCATATAAAGTAGGAACTACTAAGGTCATAGTTTCATACGGTCAAAATAAAGCAGAGTGCACTTTGCACATTACACCTATAAATGACTTTTGCGGAAATCCAATATTACAATTTGACAAGACGTATTCAGAAGTCAAAGATATGTGCAGTTCTGTAACGAATGAAGTAGAAAATGTTCTTACTTGTAGAGAAGGAAATGTTCTTCACCACTACCTTTTCAACGATGAAAAACTAACCATCGTAGTATCACATGTAAAAAAACTCGAAAATACTGTTTCGTATTTTCTTGATGCCGCCAATAGCATGGATGAAAGGTATAAAAGATTGACTAGTGTTGGGAATAACATTCATTGGTATCAAGAATACAAACAACAAATTTACATCGCATCGGTAGAAGACGAACAAAATAAAGACTGGTATTTCTTTTATTCTCCATCAAAAGAGTTGATAGAGAAAAATATAGAACGGTATAAAAGATAAGGTTATCCAAATATTAAATAAATAAACGTATGGATGCTTGTATAATTGCAGGATTTTCTCTAATTGTAATGTTGGCGACAATTTCATTAATCGGGGCATGGCTTAGCAATGATAGTAAAGGTATAAAGATTGCATGTACCATTACTATTATTATTGCTATTGCTGCTTTTCTATGCGCCTATATGCGAAATCCTTTTTGTTTTAATGGTGATGAAGGTATGATAGGTACAATAGCAACTATAGTGTCCATTCCTGTAACTGTATTACTTGGTTGGAATATATATACAGTGGTGGATTTTAATAGAAAAGTAGAAAAAGCAGAAGAAAAGGTTAGGGAAGAAGTTGAAGTGATAAAAGCAGAGAATCAAAAGTTGAAGGATGATTATTTGGAACTTGAAAATAGTTTGAAGTATATGCAATCAGATATAACATTTACATCCGTATTTAACTATGCAATGAAAATGGATAAGGAGACATATTTCGATCAATACGCAATAGATGGATACATAGATGCCTTAAATGTTGCTATAAAAGATGGATTGAATAAAGACAGAATTGATGTAGTTGTAAATTCACTTTTTATGATTTTAGACAAACCAAACAATTTAAAATCAAGTATACTACCCAATATGACAAACGTATATTACTCTGTTGTGTCGAAAATTCACCAAAAAGGGACTTCTGGACGCTCTTTAGGTGATTTGATATTAAAATTTACGAAAGAAAAATATGTACAATTTCCATCTGGTTATGTACGTATTACGAGCGATTACCATCCTGATTCCCTTCATACAAAATCATAGTTGACACCTCATCCACCAAATAAAGATAGGGAAATAAAGTATATTATAAGATATTATACGGAATAATAAGAAATGGAAGAAAGAGCTATTGACAGGTTAAGGCAATTCGTGCTTTACCTGAAACAGAATAAAACGATAACCGGGACCAGCCAGTTTGAAAAGACATGCGGGCTGTCGAACAAGTATATTGCCAATACGGCTACAAAAGGAAGGCCGGGAACCATGGGGACTGACATCATATCGAGAATACATTCAAAATACCCGGAACTGAACATCACCTGGCTTTGCACCGGGGACGGGGACATGTTGGACAAGATTTGGATTCCAAAAAGCGAACTGACGCGCGAAATCGAGAATGCGGAGAAACTTGCCAATGAACTCAAAAGAACGATTACAAGGATAAAACGGGCAAAATACTGACCACAAGAAAGGGAAGCTTTAACAGCTCCCCTGACGACTACAATCACATATAAAAGAATCCGTCAAATCATGTGGTTATCCTTCAGCCAGCGCTTGCCGGACGGGGTTAAGAACCAAAGGAGAGCCACCAAGCATGGTATTCCTACCATTCCTAGAATAATTAAACTTCCCATCATTTATCCTCCTTTTTATTCGTTAGAATTAAACCTAATAACAATAAAACGGCTGCCACACTTCCACTAAGCACATAAATAAGCCATCTTATTTCCTCCAAGTCTTTAACCAACGATGCGACAAACACACCAGTAAGAAAGTACTTGGAAACATCAATCAAATAATTTCCTAATTTCTCTTTCCACATACTGCAAATATAGTTTATTATCCATTGTCTTGCAACATAAATACAGATGTTTTTCGTCACTCCTTTCCATACAGGACATAATCCATAACTTTCCGGTTGGCCTCGTCTACTTTCTTTTGGTCGAAATCTATATAAATGGATGTCACCCTGCTCCCTATTTCATGGCCAAGCGCAGCCGAAATCGTTTCTTTAGGAATGTCTAATGACGCGGCTATCGTGGCCCATGTATGCCTCGCCCAATACGTAGAAATGTCCGGGAATAGCGGCTTCCTCTCTTTCTTCCCTCCCCTTCCTTTTACCTCAACCTCCCCAAGCTTCTTCAGCCCACGGCACATGGCATAGGTATAAGTACGGTAATCTTTAATGTCCTCCACATACAACAGGTGCTCCTTCCCTTTATAACGTTCTATGATTTCCATGGCTTCCGGCTCCACCTTGATTGAAAACAACCTTCCGGTCTTTGAACGCTTATACTCAAACCTCCCGTCCACTATGCTGTCCGGGGCCGCCTTATACAAGTCTATGCTATTTACACCTATAAGATAAAACATGAGCATGAACATGTCTTGGTACTCCTTTATAAAATCTTCACCCTGGTAATTCCTAATAACCCTAAGGTCATCCACCGAAAGGGAACGTTTGCGGGTCTCTTCCTTCCTTATCTTGAATTTCCGGAACGGATAGAATGATGTCTCTCCGTTGTCTATTGCCTCATTAAAGACCGTACGTATGTTACGAAGGTGTATTGATCTCGAATTTACAGACAGGCCGTTCCCTTCCATCCATGAATCAAAACCTTCCAACCAATTCAAATCAATGGTTTGAAATGTAGCGTTCCCATCATATTGGAATACTTTTTCTTTAGTAGAAAGGTAAACAGTCTTTGTATTCTCCTTTTTTTGCTTTACCGCATACCTCCCGATGAAGTCCACGAACGTTTCTTTTTTGGCAGGTTCGCCTGATATTTCTTCCCTTATGACCGCGGCAAGTTCCTTGTCACTCATAAAAGGAAGCTTCTTGTCCTTTGAAAGCGAAATAACCAATGTTTCCACCCTATCAAGTATATTCCGCAGCATTGAGTTACGCGCCCTTGCATTCCTTGATTTCGCAGAAATATATTTTCCTTCCCATTCGTCCTCATGTGCCGAAAGCCCCGTGGAAACGAATATTGCTTTACGATGACAAAGGTATATGCGTATAGGGTATACTCCATCATCTTTTTTCCTTCTTTTATCCAAATAGAACGATATATTATTCAT